CTTCCCAAGCCTGTGAGGCGGGTTCGACTCCCGTATCTCGCTCAAATACTGATAATCAGCCACTTACATCGTTTTTCACTATAAAAACATAATCAAAAATCATCATTTTCACCCACAAAATAGGTACAAAATCGTGCATAATGTACGCAAATGTGAGTAGTTTTGTGAGTAATATGTGAGTAAAATTGAGTTGTGAGTAAAAATTGTGAGTAAAATCTGTGAGTAAGTATGAATAGCATCAAGACATACGTTGAAGGAAAGTCACTGAAGGTTTTCTTCATCATCAGTTATCAGGGAAAGAGATTCCAGGTCTATACCGGCATCACGAGTACCGTCAAGTTCAGCGGGATGGTATTCCCGAAGAGTGTTCCGAATGCAAGAGCCAAGACGGCGATGCTTGCAAGGCTGTTTGCGTCCGTGGAAGAATACATCTATATGAATACCGATCTTCCTGTAGCAAGAATGAAGGACGAAATCAAAGCCATAATAAACGGAAGGGAAGCATCTGTAGAGAAGAATATCCTCTACTACATCGATGAGTTCATCAAGACCAAGGCCAAGGACAGCACCAAGGAGATATTTCTAAGAACAAAGAAGAGAATTGAATCCTTCGATGAGCATGCGGACTTCGACAACATCGACAGGGACTGGCTTGAAAGATTCCAGGCACACGAGCTTCTGAAAGGGCGCATGAGCGGTGGAATCGCCATTGACCTCAGAAACATACGTACGGTGTTCAACTGGGCCATAGACAACGAGATTACCACCAAATACCCTTTCCGCAAGTTCTCAATCAAGTCCGAGAGACAGCAGTACCTTTATCTGAGCGCCGAGGAGTTGAGGGAGTATCGCGACTTTCCGGTAGAACCTTTCATGGAGAAGTACCGTGACCTGTTCATGCTCGGGTTCTACCTTGTAGGCATCAACCTGTCCGACCTTCTCGAACTTCCTGCCGACTGCATCAAGAAAGGGCGCATCCAGTACAAGCGCAACAAGACCGGCAGGCTCTACGACATCAAGGTTGAGCCGGAAGCTATGGAAATCATCAGGAAGTATAAGGGAAAGAAGCACCTTCTGTGTATCCTGGATGACGGAACGAAAGAATCAAGCTTCCGAAGAACGCTAGGCGATTACCTGAAGAGAATCGGACCTACTGAGATGAAGAAGAACAAGCGTGGCGCCTTGATCAAGAAGGAAATCAAGCCACTTCACAAGGATATAGTATGGTACACGGCCAGAAGAAGCTGGGCTACCATAGCGGCGAGTATTGATATCCCGAAGGAAGTTATCGGTAAGGCTCTAGGTCATAGCGAGTGGGACAACGATACAACTTCGCTCTATATTCAGTTCGACAATAAGAAGATAGACGAGGCGAACCGAAAAGTCATCGACTATCTGAACGGTTAACAAAGAAAATCCCCACGTCATTTGCCGATGGCGTGGGGAAAGTTGTTTTATGACAAGTATCTATTTATCGAGTTCGTTCAATTCCTTGGAAAGCTCAGAGATTTTATTTGAAATCTCATCACACCTCTTATCGGAACGATTCATCGCATCGATAAGTTGTCTCAATGTTATCCTGTGCTTGCAATAATTGACCTTGGCATGCTCGCATGACCATCTTTCCCTCCACAATATTCCCAGTAAGACGTAGAAGCGGATAATCCTAAACTTCTTGGCGATCTTATCCGACTCTTTCTCAGCCTCCTTCAGCTTCTTCTTTGCCTCTATCAGCTCAATTTCAAGCTTCTCTTTGCAGCGGTTGGTGTAGCAGACTTCAGAGATGAGCAAAGTTACGATGACGAAATCAGCAAACGCATCCCGGTTCCCAATGAATCCTTCCGCAATACAGAGGCAAAGGCAGACGACAATGCACACGACGAAGATGTCGATGCGGTCGAAAATCATTTTTAATCTTTCTTTCATACGCTACAAATCGTTTTTATAATCGTTAGAAATAATCCAGGAGCTCATTACAATATTGAATATCAGCAAGAGAATAATGATGGCCCAGTACTGCCCGTCGGTAAGCTCGATGGTAAGATAATCAAAATCCTCGAAATTCTTTCTGTGCCATTCCTTTTCTACAATCGGACCGATGTACTCGGCGTAATTTTCGAGATTTACAGGATTACTCATAAACCAGTCTCTACTCTTAACGCCTACGACCGGGCTATCACACCATGAAAATGCGTTGCACCACTTGACATTCTTGTTTTTGTCAATACCAACGCACACGACAAGTTCATTCTTATTGCCGCCCTGCCAGTATGAGCGCTGCTTTTCAACGATTTCTTCCGGCTTGTTCGTAAAGAACAGGACGAACACCCTAAACTGCTTCCGCTCGCCATAGTATCCGTTCAGCCATCTCATCGCCTTCTCCTGATTCTTCGGTATCTTCAGTCCAAGCACAGGGTTCTGGTCATAAAGAACGATATCCGGATACTCGAACAGCCCAAGCTTTCGCGCCTGCTGATAATCTATATCCTCAAACTTGAAAATAGAACGTGAGGCTTTCACTTTATTCTTGTAATCGTGCTCGGAAGATAACGTGTACGAGTTTTTAATGGAACCATCCCACGCCCATTCCTGTGCATCACCATCCTTAGTGTAGTAATCCCTGTGCATATCAATGAACACACTTTGGGTTCCAAGAATCTTTCTGACTACATTAAACTCGTTGTCTGTCATGAAGTACTCCTCTTTATTTCTAGCATCGAAATAAGTCCAACGTTCAGGGTGATAGTCAACATACGAGCAATCATACGTTTCCGTACGTTGATTCTTTCCGCTTCCAACGGTCCTTGTACACGTTCGGTGTATGTACTCATTCCATGCATCGTAATGACGGATTCTTGTCACGTAGCTTCCGAGATACTCCGTGTCAGCAGCATTGGACTGTTTGAACACGAACTCCATGAGGATACCTATGAGGATGGATGGAACAATGAGTACTGCGTATTCCCACCAGGTGGTCTGCTTCCTGAAGAAAATCAACAGGAAAGCAGCAACCACGAATGGGATTAGAAATATGAATATTTCCATAAGCCGTTATTTCTTGAACAGGTCTACGTCGTTATCCTCTCCAAGCTGCATGATCATCTTTGTCTTGGATGATGAGATAACCTTGTATTCGATAGGCTTGGTGTCAGAGATGAACCACTTCGCCGGATATGTCTTCACGAGCGTCTCGTGCTCACGGATGATATCGAGCATTCTCTCCTGTGATGTCTGAAACTCGGAGCGCTGAATCTCTATGGACTGCATGAGGTCCTTGTATAGCGAAACGTCGAAGTTAGGATTACTTTCCTTGATCCACTTCATAAGAGAGCCGTCTCCCTTTGAGTATCTGCCCTCGATAAGTTTCGGATAGATGGACTCGAATGCGGACTTGTACTCATCCGTAACCTGTGCCTTCTGCTGAAGAACCTTCCACATCTTGTCGTGAACACCCTCAATCTTGCCACGCTGAGCCTCTGACTGCTGGCGAAGTGAGATTTCCTGGTTGTTGTAATGGAAATAACAACCGATAACTGAACCTGCGGCGAGTACTACTATTGCGAGTACTGATGCCAAAATAATGTTTTTTACACTCATAATGTTTAAAAATTAAAAAAAAATATACTTAGTCTTTTATTTTAAAAATATCAATCAACACAAAAGCACCTAGGAAGAGGAACCAGATACTCTTCTCTCCGTATGCCCTACTGGTGTCAAATCTTACAGTCGGTACTAGGTAATAAGAACCTTTCAGAATATCGCAATGGAAGGCTATCATTCTCTTTTTGGTTCTGATTTCCAGACGGTCAGTAATCTTGTTTAGTCTTATTTTCATATACTTAATCTTTTTGGTTTGACAACTTGTTATTGAGTCTGATGTAGAAGTCTTCCTCAGACTCTCCGTTTTCCTTGAAGTCAAGATTGTTTTCCTCAACGAAGTCAAGGATAGTCCAGACGCTCTTCCTGCCAAGATTCCTGAGCTTCATAAGCTCTGACCTTCCCCGGAGATTACGAACCAAGTCGCCTACTGTATATACGTCGATGGTTTTGAGTGCATTCAGGATGCGGACAGAGAATCCGCAGTCATTTATATCCCTGGAAAGGATCAGCGGAGGAAGAACTGCGCTACTTACAGGCTTGTCTCCTTTCGCGCGCCGGTATTCGTCGAAGCTTACCTGTAGAGACTTGATTACCTTCTTCAGGCGCTCAACTTCATACTGCAAGGCTCTGTTCGTTGAGAGCTCAGCAATTACAATATTCTCGTTGTAGGTGAGTTTGTTGCAAGTCTTTTCTGTAATCTGCCTGATTCTCGTTGCAGACACACCGTACTTGATTGACAGCTCGTCATAGGTCATTCCGTTAATGATGTCCTTCAGAAGACTGGACTCACGATAGGTCAGATTCGGTAATACACCAAGATGCGACATTGTGTTGATTACACCGAACAGCATGCCTACGGCGTTTGCAGCCAGCTTGCCGTTTGCGGTAGCTCTGTCTCTCAGTTCAGTGAGCTCGATGTTGATTGCGCGCTTGCGAAACTCGACTTCCTTGAGCTTCTCGTCAATCATCTTCTCGTTTGCTGCAATCATCTTGTATTTCTGAGCATATTTCTCGATATCCTCGCTGTTGACATACAGGATGCCGTGTTCGCCTACGTAGCTTCCAAGGATGCCTTCCTTGATGTAGTTACTGATAGTCTGTCTTGATACTCCCAGTATCTCGGCAGCTTTGTTTCTTGTTATTCTTGCCATGTTATTTCTTGTTTTTTACTTTTATACTTCGTACTTACCATGAACTCTTGCGTGACAATTACGGCAAAGCACCTTAACATCGTTGCAGGTATATTCCCATGGGAGCAAACCTTTCTTGTAGCCTACGTGGTGAACCTGCAATCGCTCCGTAGAACCGCAAACCTCACACTTGTGCCCACGAACAGCAAAAACAAACTGTCTGAATGCAAACCAGCGAGGATCCTGCAAGAACTCGTCGTAGTTCATTTTTACAGCTTTTGTCCTAGCATTAGCTACCCTTCTTTGGTATTTCTGTTTACTTTCCCGCTTTCTTTGCTTTGGAATACCTAGGAGGACCGCCTGGTCGTTCTTCCGTCTCTGGCTCACGACACTATTTCTGGCATCAACCAATGCTGTCCACGACTTTGTACGGACACCTTTTGAGGTAGTCCAGTCTCTAGTCTCGAACTCTTTATAGAGAGAAAACGGGTCGATATCATAGCCCTTTCTCTCTATGTAATCACAAAACTCCTCCAATGATGGAGTATCTCTAACAATATCTTTTTTCATAATCTCTACAATTTATGACATTAATATTCTTTTTGAAAAGGCTCAGGTCCGCTCCCCTCGAAGTCTCCCTCTGCCACTACTATTATTATATGTTACTTTTTACCCATTATCATTTTTCTCTCGATTTTCTTCTGATCAGAACCGCTTTTTGCCTTCGAAATCTGACTCTTGAGAGTCTTGTATTTGTTGGCGCATCTAAGTTGTCCTTTCCTGTATTTTGCAGAGATGACAATGAGCGTTCCGTCTGCTGCGCGGAAACTCTGATTGTTTGTACACAAGCACGCATCAACGTTCGCCTCCGTGCATTGGATTATCTTTTGTACTGCTCCAGACTTAACGAGAGACTTGACGGCTTTTCTCGCCTGATACAACGTACCGTTAATGTCTTGTGCCATCTTGGCGTTTGAGTAACTTCCGGTGTACTTCTCATCGAATGGTTTCTTCAACATACGAGCTTCCATCTTTCGGGCGTTGCGTACACTTTTAATCGAGTGCCCGTTAACAGCTCTACCATGCGTATTGATGACTTCTTCGATAATATTAATCTTGTTACTCACGACAACCTTGCGCACAAGACCCTTAAGGTTCGGTAGGCTGAGTTTGCTTATTTCCCCTCTTCTTGTCTTGTAGCTATAATTGTAACTCTCGTGAATCTTGTTCGCTATGATTCTTCTCACACCGAACTTGTTCGTATCTATACGGCAATAACCGAACTCAATAGCCGAATCCAGGTATCGCTTGAAATCTTTCTTATTGAAACCAAGGGCATTCGCTGCCTGGTTTGTTGTTCCAAAATGAAGGTCTGAAGAACGGAACAGGAACTTTATCTTAAGGGCAAAGCAAAACGCCGCCAAACGATTGTCATCGCTCAGTGCAATCTGTGCCTGCTTAATTCCTATTCTGATATTTTTCATTACCTCATTTTAAAATTAAAAACTCCAATGGACCAGAGGTAGAGGTTAGTCCATCGGAGTTATATTTTGGCATATGTGATCGCTCATACGGTTGCCAATCCGAATAGCGTTTGTGAATCCTTTCGTGCTTACTACTCAGCCTCTACACCTTTCACTTGCACTGCAAAGATACTACGATTTTCTATTCCGTGCAATAGTTTAGTTTATGCCATAAACCGGACTTATTAAAGTAAAAAGTGAGGACAAGTATTTTAAAGATACTGGTATAGCTAAATGTTCCAGCGAAGTAAAAACAGCTGATTGCAATATTCGTTAAAGTACAGAATATTTACAATTAACGTAGTTTAAGAAAAAAGTGTGATTTTTGTTGCTTTTTCGGTGGTTATCTTAATAAAATAGCCGCCTATCTACAAGTGAATAAGCGGCTATTTATACTCTAGAACTTCCATTCTATTATCTTATATTGTACATCAGAAGATTCTTTCTTCATAGCTAAATATCGCTGCTTGTTACAAATTCCGTTCGATTTAACTTTCCTTATTAGTTCCTCTGCCTCATCTCTATCTCCAAACAAGTCGGCATCAATTCTCAAATTTGCATAAAACAATCCTGGACGACCGAAGAAGTTGCTTGTAACGACCGCAATCTTTTCGTGGTTCTCGTTGTATACGGCCACATAATATACCTTTCTTATGCCGGGAATAACTTTCGAAAATTTCGATTTTAGTTCCTTGAATGAGATTTCTTGATGAGAAGCGTTATCTGGAAAGCAAAGGGAAATAGATTCTTTTAATTGCTCATCCGTTGTACAATCTATGTAGTCCGCAAGAATCGCCTCTATATAATTATCGCACTTGCTAAAGTCGTATAGCATGGTCTTGCCGTCATCAAGAAGGGTAATATGTTTTGTTTTTCTTTCCATACGTTAACGACTTTACCGTGCTGTCGAGGGCTTGGTTATTAATTGCAGGAGCCGAAGCTCCCTATTTTTGGCTAATCGGGGCCGTTTTAAAAAATCCCCTCCTACCCTCACGGGCAAGAGAGGACAATCATTTAAACAATCTAGCTATGAAAAACTAGAAATATCTTATTTTCCGCACTTAACAACTTCGAAAACACGATGCTCTCTGTCGGCGGAAAGTCTATTACCTTCTTCATCGCATATGTGGCCATCTTCGTTGACCCACATCTTCTGGTTGAACATCTCTTCGCACATTCCCAGAATCTTAAGATATTCCTGTGCCTCGAAGATGACGTTCTTGCCATTACGCTCTGCCATCTTGAAGTTCTCGATAAGATCTGGATTCAGGTCAGGTGCAGTGATATCGTACTCGTCCATTTCATCGTGATAGTGGATGTTGAGAATCTCCAACTCTTCCACCATTGCGGAGTTCGTACCAATCTCGCCAGTCAGAGCCTTCATAACGGTCTCCTTTTCTAGCTTTTCGTACTTCTTCCGGCACTCATTTATGAGTTTATTCAACTCTTCTACAGTATAATCTTCTACCATATTCATTATTTTAATTGGTTAAACAATTGCAGGAGATGGCAGCTGGCCACCTCCAGTTTTAGCTTAATCCTCATCTAGACCGTTATCGAGGTCTTCTTCATAGACGCCGAACAATCTCAGTGTATTGCTGTCAATCTCGGTCTTACCGACAATGTAGCGCTGCGTCATCTGTATATTAGGCATACCGTTACTGGTATGTCCCATCATGACGGCAATCTGCTCAAGAGGCACTCCCTTCTTTGAGAGATTCGTTGCGAACGAGCGTCTGCCGGTATGGGATGATACGAACCGATACTTCTTTCCAGTCTCTTCCTTTCCAGCTTTGAACACCTTTGTATTCGTATCTATTCCGCAGTCACGACAGATATCGCGGAGTGCTCTATTGAACGTCCTTTCACCTATCTCACCCGGAAGAGGCTCGTCACCAGTACCGCATACGAGGAACTTGCGGAGCTTCTTGTGAAGTGGAACCCTTACCTCGGTCTTTGTCTTTTGAGTAACATACACGAGGAAGTGTCCGGTATCATCTATGTTCTCTTCCGTCATTCTCTGGCAGTCGCTGTAACGTGCGCCACAGAGACATTCCATGATAAACATTCTCTGAACATATCTTTTTGTTTTCCCGTGAGGGTTGTACTTTATGATTCTGTTTATCTCCTCATCAGAGAGATATACAGACTGGACCGGTACAGCCTTCGCTCTAAGTATCCTACCGAACGTAGGACTAGGAATTTCCCTGGTAGCATCGTTCTCACGTATCACAGCCTTGATGGTGGCACATACGGTTCTTGCCGAGTTAGGAGCGTAGTTCTCCTGGATCTTCTCGAAGAGGTCACGGAGGTTGTCATCGGTGACATCTTCCCATAATGGCTTATGTCCAAGCATCTCCTCGAACATCCTTACAACCTTAATAAGCTTCGGATATTTCCAGATGTATGCGCCATAGAACGTGTCATGCCTCCAGGCGTTGCTGTGATAATTGGCGAACCAACCCTGCTTGATGGCAGTCTTGTACTTCTGCTGCTGAGTGTAGTTCAGAAGTCTCTCCCAATCTCTTGTCTTGATTCTTATTTCTTCTGTCATAATTCTAATATTTTGGTTACTAGTGGCAAAGATACGAAAAGTTTATAATATAAACCATCATCTTTGCCGTTTTTAACGCTAATTTAACCTTCCGAAGCAGTCTGCTTCTCGACTGATACGAGTTCTATCGTATCTTCATTCCAGTCATTCCATACCTCTGCATAGTCATCTGCCTTATCTTTGGCATCTCTTTCTGATTCTGCAAGGAATACATAAGGCTCATCCATGTCAGCAGTAGTTCCGTCTTCATAGATGAATCTGTACTTTGCCACATAAGTGCTGACGTATCCACTCAGTTCGTTATTCAACCCGGTCGCAATATCAGCGAGTAGCTCGACCGATACGCAATCGTCCAATGCACCTACCTTGTGAGGTTCTTTATAATAGCCGGCACCGACACTTATGGTGAAAACCGGGATATCGGTATCACCACTACCTACCTCTACAATATCTACAAGACTGCTATTGTTGACAACTACAGGCCAGCCAAGTTCTTTCTTCTGCACATTGTGCTCTCTCATTATCTCACGGATGGTGCATGCAAGTTCCATCTTTGCTGTTGAACGCAGCTCATCAATCTTGTCTTTCAATACTTTTCTATCCATAATCTTAATATTTTGGTTTATAGAAACCGCTACGATATGTAACGGTTTGGTTTAGCTAAACTCTGTTCGTGAATCCGCTCTCTAGCTTATCTCGGACAATATTCTTGAATCGACCAAGCATCTCATCCAACTCCCATCTGTTAGGATTGTTGTAGAGACCGGATGCGTAGGTCCTCGCATTCTCCAAAGATGCAAGGATATTACGAATAGCCTGCATCTCATCGTCAGTTGAATCATAGCAGTCAAAGCTGCAAGTAAGTCCGTTGTCGTAGTTGTCGAACTTCTTTCTCGGGTAGGCTTGGTTGTGGCATTTCACGACCAACTCCCTCAGCATCTCCTTGCAGTCAACCATGTCGTTGATAATGTCTTGTAGGTCGTATGGGGCGCCATTTGTTCCGTGTCCATCTGGCCCAACCCAGTTAATAGCCTCCTCGCTTGGGTCAAAGCCTCTCCAGTACTCCTCCAGCTTGTCGGCGAAGTCGCACTCGTTGTCCGTCTCGAACCAGATAGGAACAATGAAATCTTGGTCTTGTGGGGAATACTTCTCCAACTCGACGCAAACCTCACCTCTTTCGTTAGGTGTATCGTCAACATTATAACTCCAGTCTAATTCCTCAGCTAATTTTAAAAAATCATTCATATTTTTAATTTTAATTGGTTAATAATAGGAGCGTGAAACAATAATGTTCCACGCATTTTTCGGCTTTAGACCGGCAGAGACACGATATATTCCTTTTTCTTCTTTCGTGTTCTGCCTGTGACGGAATATCCGCAGATGTCTCTCAGAGAGAGAGCGGCTTCCGTCAGAAAAGGCTCGTTGACAAAGATTATCGGTCTCATCATCTTATTCCGTACCATAAACTGATAGTCGATGAAGTCGAATGGGTCGTCGGGGTCTTCCGATTTCTTCTTCCAGATGCTTACGTCCAGCATTTCAATGAAGTCTCCCTCTGGTGGATTATCCATATCAAGGAACCTCTTCGGGAGAAGTAAAATTGTTTCCTTTGGTTCATGTGTCATAAAGAAATCTGAAACAACGCTACTGAATATGTTCAGATTGAACACCTTAGGCTTCAAGCCCTTTGCCTTCAAGATCTCATTAACGTTAACGATTCTTGCTACTGCCATAATTCAAAATTTTAATTGGTTAAACATAGTACCCTCCGAAGAGGGCTTTTGGCTAGTGTGCAAGGAATCCTACCGCCTGACCTTTCCCGATAGACCAGCATAACCTATCTTCCTTCAGACACTCTGTGCAGTTTCCGGTACAAAGACGTGTCCCTTCCGGCGCAGACGTTCCGCTCTCGAAGATAGGATGCGCCTCCGGAAATCCGTGGCGGTTATCCATCTTGAGACCAAGCCACCCCGAAAAGAGAATGTGCATGTTCTCAGGGATTACGTTGCCCTCATCAAGGTACTCGTTACACACATCGAACATCTTCGTGAACGCCAGAAACTTGGTATCCTTATGCTTGCGAGCAATCTCGCACATCTTGTCAAGATACCATTTATCCTGGATGTCACCACCGATATGGAATCGGAACGCACGAGGGAATCTGTAGTCAAGATATCCGTCAATCTCCTTGAAGTATCGCTCAGGATCCTCGTGGTAGATTGCGGAGTTTACTGCTCTCGTCTTGATAACCTCTTTATAGATGAAGTCGTTGCGGAGGTCGTAGCAGCTCTTGGCACAGATTGCGCAATTACCGCAATCCATGACCGGGATGAGCGAAACGGATGGGATAGCTCCCAATTTTGTGTTGCCATCACTGATCTTGACATGCAAGTCGCTGACGTTCTCTACTGCGTTCTCATAAGCTGCCTGCGCCTTTGACAGACGAGTCTTCATTCCTTCCTTACCTAATGTCCAGTAATTTCTACTCATAATTCTAATTTAAAATTGGTTAAACTTGTGGAACAAAAAACCGGCGTGTCTCACGACAGACCGGCTTGAACCATTTAAACAAAATTTAGTTATGATATGAGTAGTCAGCCGATATTGGCTGACCTGTTTGGCTAATCTTTCGGTACGTTCCAATGGAATGAAATCGTCGCTTCGTCTTCGTAGATGGAGAACGATATTAATAGCTTTGCGTCTCCCTCACGCTCGTCATCTATGTACTGCTTGTACGCCGGAACCATGTAGGTCGTTAGATGGCATTCGTCTTCAGTCAAGTTTTTTATGACTGCATTTCCGAAATCATCAAGCTTGTCCGTGCTTCTGTAGGGCTGCGGGATACATTTCAGCTCGACAACATTGCTCTTGACTGTGGCCATTACCGGAACACCGGCAATGAATCCTAGATACGTATTACCTGAGAATGCGTAGCTTCCGTCGTCGAACATATTCTCTTCCCACCAGTCTAGCATGACATTCTTGTTGTCAAGGGGTGCAGGGGTAAGCTTGTCTACATAGATTATCTTCTTTATTTCCTTCATAATTCCTCATTTTATTGGTTAAACATTGAATCGGTTACCGAATCAGTAACCGACTTTTGGCTAGCATGGCTCCCGGCTGGCGCCTTACTCTATAAGTTCGATCTAGAGAGCTTTAGCTCGAAGGATTACCTCCAGTAGTGACTGGAGGAGATCCTTCGTTGAAGAAGCTCTTGTAAACACATAGCTGCCGGGCCACCATTCTTCAGGCGGCGAACCTTACGTCTTACTGATGATTACTTGTTCTCGCTCTTGGCTTTCTTCCATTCAAGAATCTTGCCCTGGACGCTTATATTATTGTCCTTGATAAGCTGCTTGAGTACACCGAGCATCTTCCAACCATCTTCATCGTAGAGCTTGGCTTTAGACTCAAGCTCCTTCAGAGAATTGGCCTCTGACATCTTTCGTCCGTTCTTCATGAATCTTGCTCCATGGAACATGATGAGGTTTCTCATCGTGTAGTAGGAACCAGACCCTTTGTAAGCATGAATGAATGCATCTGCCTGCTTGGTATCCCATGCGAGATGCTTGCGGTTCTTGTTGAACTCGCGAACTGCATCGCAGAGCTCCTTGTAGGCCGGTGCAGCACCCATCTTGTTGGCAAGGTTACGGAGAGGAGTATAGACCTTTCTCTCCAAGTCTGCGACAAAAATGTCCTCGTTCTGAAGACGTACGTAAGGATTGCCCTTGCAGGTATGCTTATATGTCTTCTTCTTGTTTCCATACTTGTCTTTCTTGGTAGTGTAGATACACTTGTCGTCAATGTAGCTGCGAAGCTTGTTAATATAGTCAATAGCCATATCGTATGCTACGCAACCGTTGAACCAGCGATATCTCGCCTTGGTGTTCTCGTAGTCCTTGTGGTCACACATCTTCATCTGAGCGTAGAGCTCATTTTCAAGCATGCGCCACTGATACTCGTAGCCCTTGCGCTGCAACACCTCGTTGAATGACAGATAACTCTTATCCATGTCTCGCAACATGTGGAACATCTGACTCATCACCCAACGACGGAAGAGCTTCCAGTTACTTACGTATCCACCCTCTATAATCTGTCTGCCTACCGCATCGATGGTTGCATCGTCCATATCAACAGGAACTGCTGCACCATTTTCGATTTTGATAAGCTGATCATCACCGAGAGGGAAATATTTACTAGTATCAACACCTGCTGCCTTAAGAGCTTCGAGACGCATCTGCGCCTTGGTTTTCTTACCGGTAGCTGCTGTAGCCTCTACATTGTTAGTTACGATGTTCAAGTTCTCACCAGTGATTGTTACAATCTGCTTCATAATTCTAATAATTTTAAATTGGTTACTAAAAATTTATTTAACTCTAGTGGATGAGGCTTACGCCCCACCCTTGTTTGGCTCAACCCAGTCTCTGAGGATAACCAGGTCCTTGTCGTTTTCTGACTTCCAGAACCATCTTCCCCATCTGTTCTCCCATGCAAGGTTGCCTCTTAGAAGCTGAACCAGTATGTATAGCTCCAGCTTACATCTAGCTACCTCTCGTCGTTCACCGTACATCATATCTTCGTCTGTGAGCTCTTTCTCTGGCAAAGCCTTGAAGTAGTAGCGGCGATGGGATTCAGAACGCTCAGACGGAACAGAATGCTTGTATGCCTTGTATCTCTGCTCTATCGCGAACAGGACTACTGCATGTGTCAGGTAAGGTGTATCTTTCGGCTTATCTTCCTCGGACATCACTATCTTGCCATTCACCCTACATGTTCTCTTCTGGAAGTTGATGGTGAACTTAGCACCATTCTCAACTGCATTGATAATCTCGTCGTATGTCATAATTCTATTGTATTGGTTAATAGGGATAGTGCTTATTCTAGCACTATCAAATTGGCTTCTTCGAGTTCATCCTTACTCAGTACATCTTCGTCTTCTCCGACGTGGATATAGAACTTATCTCCGTTCGCCCACTCCATTGCACGCATATACAACCAGTGAGCATCCTCGATAGAGAATCCGTCTGCACTTACAGAATCAAGCATCTCACCCATGCAAACTTCTGACGTTTCGTACTCTTTCTTGATTTCCTCAAGCTTCTTTAGTAATTTGCTGTTCATAATTCTTAAATATTGGTAAATAGGAGTGCGCTCAGAGAATCTGTTGCGTAACTATAAGGTCTTGATTAATACTGTATCTGAGTCCTGACGGATCCAGGTAATCACCTGGATGCTCAGGATGATTGATACCGTATTGTACAATCTATTCTCCTTGCGCACAATTCGGCTCGCAATAACCTAGTCTGACTCAACCTGATACGTTGCATTGCTTTAAGTTTTTGATTAAGGGCGTGGCATTGTTATGAAGCCAACCTCAGGAAGCGTACGCTTCCCCATCCTTGGCTTCAGGATCAATGAAAGGATCGATAAACTCTCAGAACTTGTCAGACATCGCTGCAATGCGCATGACTTATCTCATGTATTATGTTGCATGGATATATGTTCGTGATTCAACCCCGTGGATTGGATACCAGCGCCTGCGGAGATATCGGCAGGCGGCTGGTATACCACTCACGTGGTATTAAACCTCATACTCTTGATAAGTCGTGATGCAATTCACTTTTGGTTGTTTGTAGGTACACTCATAGGTCTGTTGCCTTCCTCTATCTTGACGATTGAGGGATCTTGCAATACGCGAGATTTCTGGTATTACCAGACATATCGCGTTGATACAGAGATCGCGACATAAAGAATTCCTCCTCGTGTACCTCGTTGGCAATAACGTTGTCTCCATCTGAGAGCGTGGTACGTAGCTATAACAGCTTGATTCGAGGGCTGTTGTAAGCCGCCGGAGTACCAGGATTGTGTTCCAGGGAAGCCGGCGGCATGGAAACAGCACTCATAAATTCACTCTCCTTTGAAGACTACCCTCGTGCTTGGGTGATTCCCTGACCGATAGCTCGGCACAATAACTTTATGATTCTGATTTGACACAGGATTCGCCAGACTCAGGATCCTGGGACGTCGTAAGTAGTATACGACGACGTCCTGGATCCAGAGTCTGGTTAAGAGACCTGTTTCATAAACTTTTGCCATCCGTCAGGGATTGGTGGTGTGCGCCACCGGTGGAAGTCATACGGACTGGCACATTTCTGTACTTCGTTGATGAGCTACGCCTTGTTCGTCATACGAACATCCTGCTGTCTCAAGTTGCAAACTTGGATAGCAGGATGTTCAGATGATGTTATACGAGGCATCGCCTGAATCTGTCCGTCCTTCTCCCACGTCCGTGTGCTCGGTTACAGAGTATGCCGGTCAGAAGATGCTGCGCATAGCTATATCAGATTGATAATATCCGGTTTAGGACGAGCGTAGGACCATCTCTTATTAAGAGATAGGTCCATGCACTCCGCAACCGGGATATTTAAAACCTTGTGTCTTCATTCCGGCAAATCCTTGCGCTAGGATGCTAATCTACAGAGTATTCACCAATGTGTTGTACGCTGCCCTGCTCGTTCGCAAGGCATTCTGGGCACAACCTATCGATAGATACCCCTTGATTTCGCTCTCTGTCTTACTCCTGTTGGCTTTCACGTTTCTGCCACGACCTCGGTCTATGCAACCTACAGCCTGACTCTTCACGTATCCGAGACCACCGACCTTTCTCTTGCCTGTCTTGACCGCACGGATGCAGTCCATGACGAAGGTGTTGAGCTTGTCGATGTCCTCTTTCACGTTTATGACCGGAAGAACCTGAGTGGCCCAGGAATAATCGCAGTACCCCTTGTAGAGATACCTGTTGACTGAATTGATGGCTTTCGTCATCGTGGTGCCACGTTTCTTTATCGTCCTTTTCTCAATCTCCTTTTGGAAGGTCTTGATACGTGTGGACGACAGAGAGATATTGTGACCCTTGATGGAATATCCGAGGAACTTGAACCAGTGATTAGCGTCAAGATACTCAACCTTCTTCGGATTGAGCGTCATCTGCATCATCTCCAGCTCGCTCTTCATGATATCCATGGCTTTCTCATAGTCTTCACCGACAAACAGCGTATCATCTGAATAGCGGACGTAATATCCGTTAAGCTTAGATAGCTTGTCGTCAAGATGATAGAGAATGACATCAGCCAGCCATGCAGCAACAGAGCATCCCTGCTTGAGGGACTGATACTTCTCACAGAGGTTGTTGTCCTCATCGAAATAGATATCTGTGTGATAGTAGTCACGAATGACATCTATCAGTGCAGATTTTCCGTACTTCTCCTCTACTTTGTCAAATGCCCAATCAATGAATCGAATAGGCACGGAATCGAAGTACTTGGAGAAGTCGCCTTTCCATCCGATGATTTTTCCATCTGCTGAGTATATTATCCGAGACACTTCCTGCACCACACGACCGCAGCCGATACCTTTCTGGTATGACGTACAGCGTGGATGCACCATCTCTGGCATCAGCTCGAACAGGAGGTCGTTGGCTATGCTCAGTAGGATTCTGTCTACAGGTTCATTCACGTAGACCGTACGGAAATCTCCGTTGTCTTTCGGAATCTTTGCTGTATGAGGTGGCATTATCTTGTAATTACCGCTCTTGATCCTCTGATACATAGCCAGACGAGCCTCTGGCGTTGTAAGCCGATACATTACTGCTTTGTTCATGTCCTTGAATAAGCCTTTCTCGATAGCATACTGCCATCTGGCTTTCTCAAAGAACATTTCTAGGATTCTGTCTTCATTCATAATTCTTCTTGTTTTGGTTATTGTGCGCAGTCCTTATCTGCGCTTTTTAGGCAATGTTATTTCATCGCATGGGAAGCACTGGTCTATAGGCCACCAGAACTCGTTATCAATTCCCGCGAATCCTCTTTTCTCTGAAACGTGAGTCACGATGTGCTCCTTTGACTGAGAATGTATGTCACAATACACTCTCATTCCTACCTCGATTTTCTTCATATCTATGATGTTTTGGTTATTGGTAGGGAGATTGCTCTCCCCGTTTGGCTAGCCGATATGCTGGAGTGCTACGCTGTCATCTTCTTCGGATTCTCTCCAGTACTCCTGATCTGGTTCGATTTCGATAACCTCACCTGAGAAATTGTCAGCGTCAAGAATAATATCGCTATTATTATAGGCATCCTGTACTTTCTGTACGGCTTCATTCTCACTCTCAGCATCAACGCTGACTACCTTGTTCAAATGTTCTGTGACTGATACATAATATCTCTTCATAATCTTTAATAATTTGGTTAATGATGTCAGAGGGATTGCTCCCTCCGTTTTTAGGCTACTTCTCTCATGTAATATGAGAACTCCTCAGGGCTATCCTCGATACCTTTCTCCTCTAGCCACTCGTCGTAGCTGTCACAATAGCAGCTAAGCTCACTTCTGTCAAGGAAGAATGAGTTGTTGTAATCGGCAGAAAAATAAGAACCGATACAAACTTCGCCGCGCAGTTCTTGCAGCTGCTCGTCTGTTAGGTCGTGGATATCGTGAGCCACATCTACATCTGCCAGGCAGATGATGGAATCCATCACCCATCGCTCGTATGTAGGAAAGGCAGAGGTATCGACAAGTACATAGTCGTACTCCCAATCGATATCTTTCTCGCTCATTTCATCAAGACTGAGAACGATGTATTCTTCTCCAACTTCATCGTACTTGAAATACTGGAAACGTGGATCATAGTCCCATGCATCGCCCTCACTGAAATCCTTTTCGGGATATTTCTCTGTGAGATAATCCCAAATATCCTCCATGTAGTTCGACAGGAGCTTTACGATAACGCCGCCACCGGTAATCTTTGTACGAATACCATTGTAGATAACCTCTGTAGGCTTCTTTAATAATTCAAAATCCTTTTTCATAATTCTCTTTTGTTTAATTGGTTAATGGTGATAGCCCGGAGGCTATCTTTAGGCTAATGCGTTCAACAATCTGTGTGCGTTGTATGCGACAGGATTGCTGTATTTTACCCTCTCCCACTTTTTGCGCTCACAAACTTTCAGGCAATACTCATGTGCTATATTCTCTGATAGTGCATCGAACGTGTTGTGTGTAATATCTGATGGCTTACCGAAATAAACTCTGTAACCATCCCTGTAGCATACTATACGTCTGCCAAGTCTGTAGATGGTTCTACTGCCCTTCTCTACAAATGTAATTCTTTCCATAATTCTCTGTATTTGGTTATTGGCAGGTAGCCAAATGGCTACCAATTTTAGGCTTCGTTCCATGCTTTCCACGCTTCATCCGTATTCTTGGTGATTGCCTCGTTCCAAAGTTTCTCCAATTTATAGAAAATCTTCTGGAAAGCCTTCGATGTTGTCTTTGGGTCAATGCGCTTGCCGAGATAAGGTCGATTACGTGTAATCGTAATTTCGTCCTCGCACCAGCAACACCTGATCATCCCATACTCCGTAGGAGAACAACCTAGGTAAATTCCTTTTGCGTCATAACGCTCTTTACGTAACCACTTCGGGTAAGGAACGTAAATGGTCCATGCGTCAACACAGAAACGGAACTTCTTTCTTGTGTCGTGATAAAGTCTCAATTTCATAATTCTTTGTATTTTGGTTGATAGAAGAGGAGCATGCAAGCTCCCCTTGTTAGGCTGTTTCTTTTAGTTTGATTCCATTCTCTTCGAGAGCGACCTTGATCAGTTCGTCAGAGTCCTCGTAGTACTCTCCCCAGCAGGAATCAATCTGTTCCCACTCGTAGGAATCAGAAGATTTACCGTCTTCGTACAATTTTGTATACGGGCGTTTCTTTTCTAGGACGTAACCTTTTACATCACCCCACATCCACATACCAATATTCTTGACTTCGCTCTCAAACAGCTCGATGGCACGATTCTTCCAGTTCTTGGTATTCGTATCCACCATCTTCTTGAAGCGCTCCTTGTCGCAATAGGCATATCCTCTAACATAATCTCCCTGGCTATATCCACTGGAAGACCACTCGTAGAATGCTATATCCTTGCAGTTTTCAAGGAGATTAATAAAATCATCTTCTTCAAGCTCTTCTGTAAGCTCATCCCTAACATCCTCGTTCTTCAGTTCGTTAGGAGTGAAATCTCTAATGTTGTACCACTCGTTCTTGCCGATGCTGAATCTTGATTTTCTTTCAAAACTCCACATGTGGCACGACTTGTCGTATTCGAGACACAGATGATCGCAATGAAACATACTATTGATATACTTGATAATCTTCTTTTGTGGAACATACTTGCAGACAAGCTCTTTCAAGGCAGCCTCTGCATTTTCAGCGTCGACTTCACTGCTACAACCACGAGAAAGTTCCCTGTTGTATCCGTAATCAGAATAGTCCCAGAAGTAAACGCCTGCCAAATCCCATTCTGTGCAAGGGCATTCGGCATCCTCATCCTGGTAAATGGTGATTCTGTAATCACCAATCTCCTTCTTAGCAAATTCGTAACTCATATCTAATATCATTTAAATGGTTAAACATTGAATATCCCCATGCTAGGGGATATTGTTAGGCTTCCTCGTAAGCTTCCTCCATCATAGAGTGAATCTCTTCAAGTTCGTTCGAGAAATTGTACTTGATGTTGTATGTACCGAAGGCTTCGAAATACCACTCTTCAAGATATTCTCTATCCTCGTTAGCCTGTTCGCTGTCCTCTGCGGCATCAAGTCTGGCTACCATCTGAGGATACAAATCGTAGTAATCGTCGCCATCGTAGTCTGACGCCCACCAAACACCTGTAACGTGCTTAGGATAATCCATAGACAAATCAGCGAAATTGCCATTCATGTGCTGGTCAGGAAGATGGAGATATTTCTTCATCTCTCTGTTTGCTTCGAGAGTAAAATCCCATGCCATAGACTGGATATTCTTTCCGTACAAATCAGCAATGTATTCTTCCATGTCTTCTGCGTCATCGAAATTCTCCAGGCATTCGCGATAGAGGCCTTCGATTGTCTTGGCAAAACTTGCCACACCGATATAATCGGCTACTTTCTCGACAACTTCACCCTTGTTATTCATAACAACTTCTACAATATTCTTTTCCATAATTCATCTGTTTAATGGTTCATAATTGTTCCCCACGATGGAGTGGGGAGTTTTAGCCACATATGGCAATGTCGCCATAATTTCTGTAGAAATGCTTGTATGCCTCAAGACCACTGGCAGATTTCAAGTCTGTGACCTCTAGCTTACCGGTATCCTTGCGTACCTCTGCAATAGAGTATGTATTGTCGTGCGTCCACTTGATGAGGTCCACACGCCTAACAGGATTCTCTACTTACTCAACGATTTTACACTTCAGTAAATCGTCATTCAGGATTTTCTCTAAATCACTCATAATTCTGTAATCTTTGGTTAATAGAAATCCCCACCCGTTGGAGTGAGGATTGGTTGGCTACGGCAGCTGGCTAGCCTTTGCCGCATTCTCGCAGTTGGTAGTCGTTGGGACTCCCTTCCACATCGTTCCAAAATGATCTACGCAAAGAATCCACAAGTCAAGCTTGTCTGAGTAAGAGAAGATAAGATCAGGGAAATTCTTCTGCATCCATTCCTTATCCTCTTCGCTCATGCTAGTGAGGAACCACTGGAATATCTCGATTCTGTTCCTTTCTTCTTCTGTCATCTCTGGATACTCGATGTTTTCAATCACTGATTCGTCATTCTCTACAATCTCGTTACAGAGGATGAACGCACTTTTTAGCCAGTGTACGGCTGTGTAGTAATCCGTTATCATAATTCTAATATTTGGTTAATAGAAATCCCCACCCGTTGTAGTGAGGATTGGTTGGCTACTTCTTGATGTCGATTGAGAATTTAATACCCTCAGGCAACTTGCTGGGATCTAAGTTCCCAATAAAATTCTCGAACTGTTCTTTCGTAATCTGCTCCTTGTAATCGAGCCAGTTGAACTTCACGGTGTTGTTGTAATCGTAATAAATCACGTTATCGATAGAAAGGCCGTGGTCAAGAATGTAAAGCATCACGTCACGCTCATTGCGAGCTTTCTCGGTCTTCTTGTAGTACTCTTCAATTACAGACTGACGTTTCTTGCTGATTTCGTCAGCTCTTCTTTGCTGCAATATCTTATCAATATTTTCCTTCGTGTAGTATCCTTTCTTGAGTCTGGATTCAACAAGAGCTCTTATGCCTCCGGTCAGCTTAATTGTCGGTCTTTCGTCGCTGATAGTGTATGGATTCTCCCATTCACCTCCTTGGCGAAGAAGAAACTCAATGAACTTGTCTGCTTCAGACTTCCATCTCTTAACGATGCCAAGCTTGAATAACTTATAGACAAAATAGTCCTTGTCGTTCAGCTCGGCAGCAGGGAGCAGGGCATCGTACTCATCCTCGGTAATTCTGAGATTACGCATAGCAATCTCCTTACTTTGGGATACATAGTAAATGCCATTATCAACAGTATAGAATGGCTGTCCCTTGTAGTTGCACATGTGAAGATTTACAAATGGCTTCAATTCCGGAAAGAATTTGCATATCTCGTCTGTAATGCAACCGCAGGTTTTGCAGTGCCATGAACCGAAACAGAAAATATCTATCTGACCTGTAATAGAGAAAGTGCAGATGTTATTTCTGCACTCATCACCTAAAGAAGCGACAGCGACAATTCTGTGACGCTTTCCGTCTCGTACGAAAATCTTCGTAAATGTATTAACAATTTTCTTCATAATTCTACATTTTTATGGTTTAACATGGTTTCTGTGCAGATAGACTGCACAGAATGTTTGGCTAGAACTTGCGAGGTCGCATGCACGATTGCTCAATCTCCTGAGCTTTCTTGTCTGCACGCGCTACGCGTCTGAAATACTCGCTCTTGTCGAGGTTCTTGCGTCTGCACTCCTCGCTGATAACTGCCTTGTGGCTCGCTACGAGCCTTGCAAGGAACTTTCTGTCTCCGTCTGTCATAATTCTGAATTTTATTGGTTAATAATTGGAGGCGTAGCAAATAACTACGCCGGGTCTGGTCTAAAGCTGTACGTTTGAAGCCACTCACAATTTAAGGCACTATGGAAATCCCTTGCGGCTCTCTCTCCCCATCCTCGTGGTTTGTACGCGTCTTCTTTCAAATACTTCTCTACAAGCTTCTCTAGCTGAGTCTTTTCTTCTGTTGTCATAATATATTCTGTTTTGGTTAATAGCAGGCAGCACATTATCGTACTGCCCAGTTCTGGCTAGAGATTGTACACCGGACTTTCTGAAGCACACAGAATCGTAGGACCGGTGAGGATGGAGAACGCACAAGGGTCGAAACTCTCGATTTTTTTCATGCTCTCTATTTTCTTCTGTATCTCAGCACGTATGGATGACAGATTAAGTCTACCGTCAATAGGCATGACAGAATCCATGCCCACCATTTCCACAACGCTCACCTCATCGGTGAATCTCATGTTCACAAGGTCAAACTTGTTAATCTTATGATAGAATTGTACCCACTTGCTCATAATTCTTAAATATTGGTTTGTAGGAGAGGGAGATAAAACTCCCTCAATTTTCAGGCTGTATACTTATTGAGAAATTCTGCGAGCGTGTTGTATTCATCGTCAATTTCTTCCTTGTTATCCACATGAAAGAAATTTGCGGTACAGCTGTCTTTTATGTTAGCCGTGCCATCAAAAAAAACAGCAGCATGAGCAGACATAGAGCCAGTGTCGCCGTCTGATCTGACTGTAAAGCTCACACCTGGCAGATTCTCTACCAAATCTCTCTGAATTTCCTGCAATTTTGGAAGGATGGTAGAACGTATGTACTCTACATTCTCCTTGTATTCTTCATCTATCATAATCTATAATTTTTGGTGAATAATTGTATGCGTGATAAATATCACGCACATTTTAGGCTGAATACACCTTAACGAAGTCTGCGAGTCTCTTGTACTCAGATTCCAGCTGCTCGTTGCTGTCGTTAAAAAAGAATTTCGGGTAGAAGCTGTCGGCTATTTTGTCGCGTTCGTCAAATACGGACACTGACACGGATATGTATGCCCCGTTCAGCCCGGTAGCCATTGTTACGAACAGTTTCTCGTTGCCAAATATATCACGCTGCATCTCCTGCAATCTAGGCAGAATCTTGTTGCGCAGATATTCTCTGCTCTTCTCTTCCAATTGAGGATTCTCTAATTTCTTCATAATCTAAAATATTGGTGAATAGTATGCGTGACAATCGCCACGCACATTTTAGCTCATGCACAGCACCGCTATCTCAGAGAAGCTCTTGGAGATAGCCTTCTTGCTACGATAATCTCTGTAGCCCTTAGTATTGTTGCTATGCCACTGACGCGCTGCTATCTTGATCTTCTCCATCTCATGCATAAGCGCACGCTCAAAATTCTTCTGTGATTTTCTGTCTTGCATAATTCAATTTGTTTAATGGTTCTACATAGTATGCCCAGGAAAATGCCTGAGCACATTTTTGGCTACTCGTACTTGTTGAGCAGAAAAATCAGAATACAGCCGTCTCCGTTCATGAGCATCTGACATTTGTCCTCATCTGTAATGATGTTGGCGCAAATCTTTGCGAACATAGGAAACGGCTCATCCTCCATCTTGTCATGATATACTGCCAGGTATGTTCCAGGCAGCAGAGAACGTGAATCCTCAGGATCGCCGCCGAACTCATCGCACGCCTGTATAGGACATAGAACTCTCTGGATAGATGTGTGTGTACACATATCTTCCTCGCAGTCCATGCCCATCATGATATCAATTAACTCACACTTGCTTAATTCCTTTGTTATCGTCTTGTACATATTCTTAATATTTTGGTTAATAGAAGAGAGGAGCAGAAACTCCTCTCAGTTTTGGCTACTTTCTGAGACCTACGAACGTTGTAGTTCCCTCTGCTGTGTAACTGCCGTTCAGCTCTAAAATCTCGTTAGCCTGAGCTAACACAGTTTTTCTCAGCATAACGTTCGCCCTGTGACAATTCACGAGAGTAACAGAAACCATTACTAATGCAACACACACTACGGCAAACAATGCCACGAAAATATTCTTCTTCATAATTCTGTAATTTAATTGGTTAATACTAGATACCGCCCGAATATCTCCAAGCGGTAGTTTTGGCTACATTTCACAGACATCCTCTATCTGCTGCTGAATAGCATCTATCATTATGCAGATAATGAATAGACCGCACATTTCAAGAACCGCAGAATATAACACTGCTTGAAAATCTCCAAGCAGAAATCCTGCGATAGCAATAATGCCACACACGAAACTTGTAACTAATACGAGCGCAGCTGACAGCACGCCCTTGCTGATTCTCTTTTCCATAATTCTTTTGCTTAATTGGTTATATTATCGTACTGCCTGAATTTCTCCAAGCAGAATTTAGCTAAATGTTTCCAAGCACAATTATCGTACTTTCTAGATTCCTCACACTCCAGGCAGGATGAAATTCTCCAAGCGAAGTGTGGATCGCCACAGCTCACGGAAATACCACTTACCCTTTTTCGTACTGCTCCAAATATATACAAGCAGAATTCCGTAAAGAATTCCAAGCACATTCAGGAGAATTATCGTACTTGCCAAGCAAATGAATGCCGGCGCACTCTGAATAAATCCAAGCACAATTATCGTACTTGAATAAATGATGTTTCTTGCTCTCATAATTCTAATTTTATTGGTAATTGCTCCGTAGCCACACACGACAATTATCGTACTGGCTACGGATTTTAGGCTCACGCCACGCAGAATAATGTAAGCACACCATTCTTTAGCGACCCGAATTCTACGTGACTCAAAATCTCCTGAGCATCTGCAATGATACTCTCAACCTCGCACATATCGAGGCATTTAATTCTCAGCGTACTCATAATTCTAATATTTTTGGTTATTCGTTCCCTACAAGCGTAGGGAGATTATGCTACAATATTAATGGTTCTTCTGTAGAGAGTGTTAGACGAGACAATGTTCTGTGCGGTCAATGTTATTTTTACGCAGTCCTTCAAGTAAGTTGGTCTATTCTCATAAAGAGTTTTTGGGCTCAAAGATTTTATGAATTTCTTTGCGCCATCGAGAGAAAAACAACCGTTACGTAAAAGTATCGATTTAGACGAACCCGTCGAACTCTCAAAATCTATCCAAATGTAATGTACTTCTTTCATAATTCTATTTGTTTAAATGGTTTGTAATTGTAGAGCGGAGATTTCTCCCCGCCCCGTTAGCCAGGATGTGCATCTTTGCACCACGTTTTATCTTTATCGTCTTAACTACGTGGCTCACACCCTACAGATTTTATGCTTCTGCCAGCAGCTTGTTTATTTCTGAGGAGATAAATCTCGCACGGATGACAAGCAACCGATTTCAGTCAGCGTGGATAGTGTGTACCTTGAACGCTGCAATCGTGATTGCACACACTGGGATTTCTCGGGTAACCACTCCCGAACGGCTCACAACACCGAATAGAATATGAATTATGATTTCTTTCTATAAACTCTCATCTCGCTAGATGATACAAATCCCCTAGCCGTCGTGCCGTCTCATCTCATTCGACGCTCACGCCAGGAATTTTTGCGTATCTCTCGGATGGATGTCTCTGAGTAACACGTTACTCTCTCCCATCTCGGTGTGCCTCTCGCACTCTCGATTTACTGAGATACTTCTCTGAAATTTTGGCAATTAGTTCCCTGAGGGAGAATAAATTCTCTCTCTGGAATAATACCAAAATCTCTGTTTTGTTCCCTTATGCAGCACCGACCTGCAAATGTACGCCTAAACGTGATAGGAAAAATAAGGGTACGACGACCCGCACCGCACGTAATTCGCACGGTGGAAATATCCCACTGGCTACCACTAGATAGTCAGTGGGGAAAATAGAAAGCTAGCTTTTACTAGCTTTCTTGTTTTGTGTTACTCGCTTTCTTTCTCGCTTTCTTCAAGTGCTGCAAGTTCTGCAAGTAAACGGGCTTTTTTATCCGCCAAACGTTCACGTTTACCACGTTCTTTGCGCACACTTTCAAGTGTACTAAGATATTCGTTGTACAACTTAGTTACATAACCGCTACACTCGCTTACCGAATAAACGAAAGGTATCCACTCAATACGTTTTGTTTCAAAAAACGAAACAAACGCGCCTTTATGCTTTCCGCTATTATCCACTGAAACAACCAAATTGCGCACACTTTCGTAATTTTGATTTTTGGTTGTTTCGTCGCTCAATACGTTTTCTTTAATAAGTGTATTGAGTTTTTCGTTCAATTCAGAAACTTGCATGTAAATTTCATGCATTTCTGCATATTGTTGTGTATACTCTTCGTTTTGATAATTACGTATACACTCGGTACGAAGTGTACCCAAATACTCACACAAAGCGTTTACTTTTGCGTTTTTGTCTGCAATAGACTGAATAAAAGACTTTTTAATCATAACTATTTATTGTTTATATGTTTGTAAAATATCTAATTATAACAACTTAAAATAGTTGCTGTATTAGTTCGCTCATTGGGTAATGCTTTTCAATAACAACACCCAACATTATAGCTATACTACTGCAAAGTGGCAAAATAAACCACATGTATTTGTCGCAATATGTATTAAATTTCTGTTTCATAACTAAATTGTTTAAATGTTATAACTAACATATGTTAGTTACCTACATAATAGCAAACCGCATACCAAACAACCAGTAAAAAATTGAGTGTTTATGCATTTAACCTTTTGTAAGTACTTGATTTATAGGTAGTTAGCTATTTGTAATAATTATAGCGTTTGTCAGTAGTTGTTAAGGTTTAAATAATTTAACGTTTTCGTCAACGTGGCAGACATGTAACTATCTAATAATCAAGCATTTATAAAGCTACAGTGGCAGTAATTGTTAAATATTTAACTTAATAAACATTAATCTTTACAAATTGCTAACTAATTGATTTACAGATAGTTACACCCGCCAAAGTGGCAGTTTATGTTAAGGTTTTTAACTACTCATGTAATAACCTTTTACCAATTTCGTTAAAATATATTTAATAAGTTAAACACGTATATTTATACATGCATAAATATGGTAAATATATTTCAGTCAAGCATTTTGTAATAAGTTTTGATGTTTCACACTTTATTGATAATGCATAATTATGCAAGAAAATGAATATAAACAAAGTCGCAAAGTGTTGGTTATTAAGGGGTTACATAAATTTTTTATAAATATAAACCGACAATTTGAAATAATTACAAAAATATTGTTTCACGCCCGTTTACACTATATAAACCGACACAAAGTGTAAATATTTCAGAAGAAACACCCCCACACCCCCTTTATAGCTATAAATCAGCGCGGTAGTCACCTCATCTAAAAATTTTTTCTTCCGTTTTTTAGCTTTTTGTAAAGTTTAATTACTTTCCACCATAAAGGATAATTATGCATATTCATTCATCCGTTATTTATTAACATTTGATAGCATAAACTCTTACTTTGCAGACCAAACCATAAATGTATACCTATCCTTCATTTAATGTATACCTAAAATGTATATTTATACCCTTTATTTACTAGGGTTTTACCGGATATTCAGGATATTATCTGTATCTTTGTGTTGTCGATATTTTATAGACGACATGTTGTAAGGACGACCTGACACGTGTTATCCTTCAGAAAGCCCCTGTTTATCGGGGTTTATCCTACACAATAACGGAAAATTAATATTATTATTGTACATAAATGGAAAATGGTATTGCTATAGACACATTGCACGCTCAGTTGCTTGACCTTTCGAGGCATGACGAGTACGGCTTCGAAGAGCTCCGTTGCCAGGACTGGGGTAAGGCGAACTCTGAGAAGTACAACAAGCTGAAGTCCAATTTCATCAGGTCAATGAGACGTCTGGCGAAGAAGGCTCCGGTGAAGTACTACAACGGTGCTTACTACATGTTTAACGGCAAGATATACGAAGCTGTTCCGAAGATAGTTTTGGAACAGGCTTACCAGCTTCTGCTCCTCGACCTGGCCATGGCTCCGATGCTCGGCATCAGTACGGTGATGAACAAGTCATTCATGGAGGTGATAGAGTGCTACAACATACTGAGACCTACCTTCGACATCGTTGCATTCGCAAACGGAGTTGTTGACTTCGGCAGCGGTCTGAAGTATCCGAACGTGATGCCGTTCTCTCCCGAGTACCATGTCACATACTACCACCCATACGACTACAATCCGAAGGCGAAGTGCGACAGGTGGATGAACTTCATCAAGGAGGTCCTCCCAGACAGGACGTCGAGGATGATCCTCCAGATGTTCCTCGGTCTCGGTCTCATACAGAGAGGTACTGCATACAATCCGTACGAGGGGAAGGAATCATCGAAGATTGAGCTCTGTCTTCTCCTTATAGGTACGGGAGCCAACGGAAAGAGCGTCATCTTCGACGTTGCCTGCAACATATTCGGCAAGGACAGGATAAGCAAGATGGACTACGCCGACCTCACTGCCGACGGTGACGAGGGAATGAGGGGAAGGTATCCTATCAGGAACGCCATCTTCAACTGGTCTTCCGATTCCGACCCGAAGAAGTTCGGAAGGAAGAACACCGGTATGTTCAAGAGACTCGTGAGCGGTGAGCCTGTCCCGATGAGAAAGCTCGGCAGGGATATCCTGGAGGGGAACTCAATCCCCTACCTCATCTTCAACCTCAATGAGCTTCCATTCCCTGATGATGCGTCGCTCGGATTCATCAGACGCTTGCAGTACGTGAGCTTCGATGTCACCATCCCGAAGGAGAGGCAGGACCCGGAACTTGCTAGCAAGATCATCCGTGAAGAACTGAGCGGAGTATTCAACTGGATATTCCGTGGCGCGATGGAGCTGAGGAGCAGGAAGTACAGGTTCCCGGCAGCTGAGGGAAGCAGGAGACAGCTGCTTATCTCCCTTCTCGGAAGTAATCCTATCTATGCCTGGATAAGGGCGTATGATATGAGGTGCAGCCAAGAGGCGAGGGGCGAGATTTCGGAATGCATGCTTGCCAAGGAGATGTATGAGAGATTCGTCGAGTTCTGCAAGGCCAACGATGTCGAGGAGAAGGATATCCCTACGATTCAGAAGTTCGGGCGTGATATGAGCGACAAGTACGGCTTCTTCAAGAAGAGGTCACAGGGCGGAATGACGTATCAGGTGTACGGTGCGCAGATGGTTGACCTGAAGCAGGAAGTTCTCATCAATGACGTGAAGAATAATAAATTGCGTGGCGAGGAGGATATCAAGCAGCCGGAGAGCTTCATTCAGCCTGACGATTAACGGTTATAAAACAATTTCTATGATAGACAAGGAATATATCAAGGAGATTATCTCCCGTATCACGAAGAAGAAGGCTGACGGGAATATTGTTCCGGCCGCCGCTTCGATGAGCGAGATTATGACTGCTGTCCGCGAGGATGCCCTGGAGTGCATGAGGACCATGTGTAACGAGAGGGAGGTCGCGGTGAACAGAACGTTGAACAGTGTTTCATTCAAGTGCCTATGAGAAGACATCACAATCCGAACAAGGTTCCGCCGTTCAAGCCAGATCCGGAGCATTGGACAAGGAAGGTTCATTCATGGAAGGCGAAGGTCGCATACGAGACAGAGGATGATGCTTGGGAGTTCCTGAATCAGATTCCAAGGTTGAAGGCACTTGGTTGGCATCCTTACTTATGCAAGGTTTGTTCAAAGTGGCATATTGGTAGATTACATAATAAATAGTTGAAATATGGATTGTTGGAGTGCAAATTTCTATAAAGCAAATAATGAAAGAGCGGCTGCTATTCTTGATAAAGTGAAAAAGGGTATATGGCTGTTTTTGGAAGGCGAAGAAATTGCAAGGAAACGCCACGACTTCTTTCTACACAAATATGGTGTTCTGTCTTGGGAAAGTAAATACGGAAATCCCACACCATTTAGTGCCGAAGTTGAAGAAGAGGAAACCATTTTAAAGCCAGCTTATGATTATCGAGGAATGTATGATATATGCAATGTTGATATTGATAGAAAATGTGGCTTATTTAAAACAAACAAAGACCATGACTGCATTATCGTAAACACGCGATTTTTCATGCTAGGTCTTGAATTAAAAGATGTTTAACAGAAATAGTTGAGAATATGAAGAAGAAAGGATATTACGAATACGAAAACGGAATCTACCCTTTGAAACTTTGGGTACACATCGGTAAAGACTTGAAAGAGCTGATAGATTCATGTTTTGACAAGTGCAATGCTCCCGATAGTGATTACGGCGGCGTTACGTATGCCGATGCTGTCAGGAAGAGCGACAGAAGGCGCGGCGTTCTTGTCTCGTTTCCGTGTCAGAAGGTTATGTCGATGAACTACTGCTGCCATGAAGCTTCTCACGTCTGCGATGCCATCGAGGATCATACTGGCATGGAACACGGCGACGAGCCTTCAGCCTACTTGATGGGTTGGATTGCGTCTTGCATCAATAATGCTCGTTTGGGTATTGGAGATTTCGTTGAACTAAAAGATAAGGAGGAATAGCTTATGATTAAGAAAGAAGATATTAAAGTTGGGCTGGAGTTCGTATTGCCGTTTAGAGAGTTCTATGATGATGCAGAAAAGGAGGAATATTACAATCGTTTGATAGATGGTAATAAAGAATGGCACAGCCATAAATACTATACAGACACGTGTCTTGCCGGTGAAAAGGATACAGTAGTAACGGTGCATAGACCGATTCTTCGTGTTCTTAGTATAACAGAAAATGTTAATATAACAGGAAAGTTTGATGTAGTTACTGTTAAAAATGTAAATAAGGGCAACGTAGATGCGTTTCGTAGGCAGATTGATTCCTCGTTTATCGAAGAATATGGTCAAGCCGTAATGAGCAAGAAAAAAATCGATGGCGTATTGTATAGCTGTATAGAAGATTTCTTTTGCGACAACTATCCTTCATTTAAGTGTAGTCAGATAGACAACGTATTCTGTCAGGAGATTCCTAAAAGTAATTGGGATCAAAATACAATTATCGTCGGTGGTAGCCGTAGCGGCAACAAAAGGAATCTTATGAACAGTTGGTATCAAAGGAATCTTATGAACAGTTGGTATCATTGTAAGATCAGAAATCCAGAATACGAGAATAACGTTGAGCAGTCAAATGAATCTGCAAACGAAAAGACAGAGCAAGTCTCTCACCCATCCCATTATGCATGGCTGAAGGATTTGTGTGGTGTTGAACCACTGGATATTTGCAGACACCTTGACTTCAATACAGGGAACGCTATCAAGTATCTCCTGCGCAAGGATAAGGTGGATGGTAACAAGACCAAGACCGAGAAGCGCATCGAGGACTTGCGTAAGGCGGTGTTTTATATCCAGGACGAAATAAAATTATTGGAACATGGAACAGACTGATTACACTTGCAAGGATTGCTTCTTCTTCAAGAATGGAGCTTGTAACCACCCTAATGAGATTAGGTTTACTTCTGAGGAGAATCCATCTTGCACAGATTTCGAGTATAAGGAAATAAAAGTTGAACTTTAAAATATTGTTATCATGGCATTACCATTTGGAAAGACTATCAAGACAAGACACTTCACCGTGCTGAAGTTCAGCAAGAGCTTGTCTAAGAAAGAAGTTGCTTCACTCAGAGAGGATATTCCTGCTGATATCAAGAAGCATTTACAGAGAGGCTCTCTGCCTTTCATCAAGATTGCGGACATTGCCGGTACATGGGGTGTTGAATACTCTATCGGTACATCAATGTACGCTGCGCTCGATGAATGTGTTCCTATGGCTGTAGGAGACCATTATGAGTTCTCCAAGGATAATGGAAACATCATCGAGGCATTTGCCCAGCTTATGTATGCTGATACATCGTTGCCTGGAGATGCAGAATACACGGCAGGTAAGTTGAAACTCCGTGACGAATACATTGCTCGTGAGGCTGCAAGAAGAAACGCTGCTGCCGACGAGGGTAAGACTGAAGAGCAGCTTCGCAAGGAGAGCGATGAGGCCGTACAGGAGGTCATCGACCGAGACAAGCATGCCGAGACTATTCTTGAGATGGCAGAACAGATTAAGAAGGAAGGAGGCAAGGATGAGTGATAGATTGCTTGATGTCGTTCAAGACCATACTTCCCTAGTACAGGCACTCCAGTTTATTTTGGAGGCCGCAGAGACGAAGAAGCTGCCGCCATATGGCGTTCTTCCTACGTTTAACGACTCTCTTCTTGATGATCAGGTGCGAATTGCGCTTGAGCTCATCACTGGAGAGAAGTATCCATGATTGAATTTATATTTTTCTTCTACTTCATTATATATAAAAAAGTAAGGGCGGCATCTGTGAAGACACTGCCCCTCTTAGTTAACCAAAATAATTTGAATTATGCTCAGCAGAAAGAATCTGTGAACATTAATTGTTTGCAAAGGTACTTGGTTTTGCAGAAATTCTAGTAAAACAAAGTTACTTTAACACGAATTTAACTATTTTCCACCCTTACAGAGTCCATTTTTGAACAACAAGCAGTCATTCTTTCCGGTTGGATAATTTATTGGGAGGTAAAAATGACAAGTCGTATCTTCCGTCTGAAGCTCATCCTGCTTAATTTTAGCAAAGTCTCCAATCATCTTTGTGTAGTCAGCCCATTCTTTGGAAGATGTATTCTTAATTTTTGAGCGGGCGATAACGAGGTCTTTGAGAATCTGTTCCTTTGATGTAGCCTTTGCGAGCTGTTCCGGGGTTAAATCTTCACTATGCTCATTTTCAATCTTTTTACCCTGCACCTCTGCGATTCTCTTCTGAACAGACTCCTGGGCCTCAAGCTTGTTCATCTCTCCTTCAAGGAAGGATTTCTCCCACACACCTATTCCTTCTCCTTGGAATGCGATGGCCCAGCTGTCACGAACAGACATACCTGAACCACGGAGGCTTGCATAGATGTAATAGCGAGGGTCCTTCATTTTGAGAGCCTTCGCCTTCTTGTACGTATCGACGGATAACGTGTATCCTTTTGTTTCTTCAATCATAATCTTATTTCTTTTTATTATCCTTGAATGCAAATACTGTGTAGCAGTAGCAACTATTATTGGATTGCTAATACAAATCGGAAACCGTCCTTGACAATATTTCCATTATGCTTTATATTGTGTGTTCTCAAGTAGCCGCGGCCCATTCCGTTGTCTCGCTCTGCATTCCTCATAGAATCATACCAAGAAACCAAGTACCCTTCAGAGTCATATTTGAATACATGTATCACTTTCGAAAAGCCTCTACCAGGCTCATATTTCTTTAATGGCTCTCCATGGAAAGCAAAACGATAGCCTTTGTAGCTTTTTGTCACACCCTGACATGCAAGATACAATCCTCTACGCTGAACTCCTAGTTCTTTACAGACCTCGTTGCTACAATCGAAAGTCTTTAGGAAAGTACCTTTCATATCATAAACGTCAATAGGTCTATTGTTACCATTTGCAATATATGACTCTTTTAGACGCTTCATGTGATTACCATAATTTATATTATACTTCTGTGTACACCACTCTAAGTTATCGTGCCTATTGTTTGACTTATCTTCATCCTTGTGATTTATAATCGGAAAGTTGTTTGGATTTGGGATAAATGCAGATGCAACAAGTCGATGGACATAAAAACGTCTTCCTTTATTGAATTTCCAAAGTGAAACGAATCGGTAACCATGCCCATTGTCGCTATGTGGCAGAATGTGTCCTTTTGCGATTTGCCCTCCAGAGTTCGGCTTCACTCTGTCTAAAGAGCGAACTCTTCCCATGTTGCTAACCTGATACATACCTTCGTATCCTTCAATGTCTTTCCAAATTTCAATACTGTTATCCATCCTCAGTGAATTTAAAAGTTACCTCAGTGATTAAAAGAAAGGGAAGGCCCACTGAGTTAGCCTTATCAGTTGGTAGCTACTCCAACCTATCCCAATGCAAATATACGAAAAATACTGCATATTTATACAGCATTTTTATTATTTTCTCCGAAAAACTAGCTCAACACGGCAAGCGCAGTTTGGATGCGCCGGGATAACCATCGTATCTAATGGATGTATATACCCACATAGGTCATCACACACCGGGCAGTTGTAACTACTTCCTCTGTGAACAAAGTAACCGACAGCTCCACTCTCCTGCCCATACTCCTGCTCTGCCTGTCCCCACGCCAAAGCAATCACCTGAGAAGCGTTTCTTACGATGTTCTGATAGGCGTTCTTGTAGTATCCCTTTCCGTAAGAAGGAACATCGATGTTGATATCCTTTCTCTTCGCTTTGGTGATGACTGATGTGTGATATGGGTCCTTGTAGCCGGTTCGGATGGAAGATAGGAGCTGCTGGTCTGAATATCCCATCAAGGTTCCTGCCTTGATCATCCTCACAATATCTTCCGCAAAGTTTCCGAGATAGACAGCGTTTCTTTCAGATGTCGTCTTTCCGTAGATGTCGCTGACGAGAAACGATTCTATATTTTCGCTGTCAATCCCGAGAATCTTGCATGAAGCCTTAGAATAAGCAGAGATATAGCTGTTGATACTCTCCTCTGCTTCGGCAGTAACATTCTTGGCGTAAGAGAGTAGGGCTGACTCGTTTGTGAGCCTGCCCGCACCTCTGTATCGCTTGCTTGCGGTAACTATCTTCTGTGTTGATTTCCAGAGAATATCTGCAATGTGGTCCTCACAGTTTCGGATTGCCTGTAAGCGCTTCCTGCTGTAATCGACAGAACGTTTTAACTCATCCATAGGCTATTAATGGGTTTGATTGTAGTGCTTCCAATTATTCTTGTCGTCCACGTCATTGTTGTGATTTTTGTCCCATTTCTTGCCACTGCGATTCGGCCTCCCTGCCTTGCGGCCACCACCGGTGTTTATGTCGTTACCACCCTGCTGTTTATTGATTCGCGCAGTAGCCCTCTCCTCCTCGATAGCATTCTCTGTCTCATTATCCGCACGCTGAATATCCATGAGAAGGTCCTGCTGATCCTCTTCCTTCTTTTCTCGCAAGATACGCTCCCATTCGGCATTCTTTGGGAAGTCAGGACAACGCTCCGATGCAGTCTGCTTCGATAGGAATCCGTTCTGAACGGCAGTTGCAAGATTTGTAAGAAGTTCCGTCTTGTTCTGATGTGTATAAGGCTCAATCCATGCATTGATATCGAGACCAACAATAGAAGCCGTCGCATTGTTTTCGTGGCCGATTCCAAACTTGGCAATTTCTACCAACTTATCAAGGAATGGCTGCAACTTCTGAGAATCATTCATGGCTACCTCTAATGCAGGAGAATAAAGAAGCTTGATGGCTACACCAGGGAGGTCTCCTGACTTCAGCTCTGGAGGTTTTACAGTAAATGACAGCTCATAGATGAGGTCGTACGACTTGTTGAGCTGGGTGGCAAAAGCATCTGATGCATCGGTTCCATTGAGGAATCCAGCATCGTTATCCTTGCTGTTCATAGCGATAACCTTGGCGGCTCCAGTCATATCGTCGCCTGAAATGGTAATCTCATCACCATCACCCTTTACGTAGAATACAGGGAAAGCGTACGCCTTGTTGTTCTCGCAAAGATACGAGAATGCCTCCTCGTAATCTTCGATGTTCTTCTGAACATTGGACCAGCATGGTCCCTCATCATTTCTGATGTATGCAACAGGAATCGAATTGAAGTGATGTTCTTTCTTTTCGACAAGAGCATATCCGTTCATTCCGAACAATCCCTTAATGAGGTTCACTGCCTTCTTCGTTACGCTCTTGTTTCCGACATCGTTCCTGAATCTGTAATAATAGGTATCATCCCAGACCTCAACCCACTCTATCTGAGCGTTTCCATCTTCATCCAAGTCGTAATACTTACGGGCGAATACAGAGAGTCCTCCTGTTATTGAATCGTAATGCGGGTAGAGATAGTCTCCATTCTTGAATGACAGAACCTTAACTCCAAACTTTCCCTTGTCGATATAGCCGACTGCGGCGGTTTCTGCAACGATCATGTAAGAGCTTACCGCTTCAAAGAACGCAATCTCCATATTGTGCATAAGCCATCCCTTCTTGAAGACATTGAGGTTCTTCTGGGATTCCTCTTCCTCTTCAAGCTCATCTGTGCTGTCTGCAAGCTCGAACTGAATATCGTTTCCGGTTAGGTGCAAGGTGTGTTTTGTTGCGATAACCTGTTGGAAAGCAAATGCGCATCTTGTAATAGGCTGCAAGTAATAATGATTGCCGGTAGAAGGATCTTCCGGGTCCCAATCAGGATTCTCCTTGATTATATCCGGATACGCATTCTTGTCCCAGATTCTGTGTCCGCTTGTGAAGTACTCACGAAGGAAGTCGGACTGGGTTTTTACTCTCCATACACAAGGGTCGTAAGGCATATTCTGCATACTCCTATCACCAACCTTGTCGGAGAAAGTGCCGTGACTCATATATCCGTCAGGCTTAAGCTCGTAGAATGGTTTCTTTACGAGTATTTCTCTAAAATTTAAATTCTCCATAATCCTTTTACCTTTTTATGTTTCTTTTTTGTTAAACTGAATATCATTACGTAGAACCAAGATTCAAAGAAGTCAGGCGAGTGCCCAACATACTTCTTGGCAATCTTCTTAGGCAATAGCTTGAATCCCTTATCGTCGCTGTTCTCGTCGCGCCGAAGCATCTTTCGCTCCTTCTGAAGAATCTGTCTAAGAGGGACCTTGTCGAATCCGTTTCCTGAATACTTCCTTTCGAGCAGGGACGAGTCGATGGAAATCTGCTTCTCTTTTATCATCTTGTAGAATAGCCATGCACACTGAGACTTCAAGTCTTTGTATAGGTATTTGATACCTGCTTCTTCTTGATGATTCTGAGGGATAGGTGCTGCCTGGTTGTTGAATGGGATGGCATCCTTGAAGAATCCCTTGAAATACTGACCTATACCCTGCATATCGTAAGTAAAGTTGCATTCCTGCACACCCCACTCTCTTAGCTTGGCCTCAACTACAGAAACGAGCGTCTTAGGGTCCAGCCTCAACACAACCAAGTCCTTACAATGCCATCCTTCCCAAAGCCACATCACGAAGTTATCGCCGCCGGTGAATGCGACATCGGCAGAAGCTCTTCGCTTTCCATCTCCTGTCTGTTCGGCGTTATCGAAAATTTCTTCAAGGTCTTCCATTTTGATCATGTCATCGCCGGCAGCTTTCCAGTTCCAGTTGGCTTCCAGGTCTCGCATACGCTGTTCTTCATCCTGCTGGGCAAGGTTGGCGAGATATGAAGCATCGGTAGAGATAAGCTTGATGTTCTCTGATACGTCGGCGCGAACGAATGTTGCCGACTTGATGAACATTTCGAGCTTTGTATAACCAAGTTCCTCATAGCTATCCTTCCAAAGGCTATCGATAATGCCCTTGCACTGCTCGTATACCTCTTCTCTTGTATCGCCCCAGTAGATTGAATCAGGCGTATCGCCGTCCATAAAACAGTATCGTATAACTCCGTCCCGTTCCGGTATGATGTAGCCGTTCTCGTCAACCCACCAGTCAATGAACTTTCTCACCCAAGATTCCGGGTCTGGGTTACAGGTAATCCAGAAGCGATTTCGGATATGCGCTGCGTTTCGATTGTTGGTCAAGAGGTACTTGAACTTCTTGTATGGGCACTGAGTACCCTCATCGATGCAGACATAGGCATACTGGCGACCCTGGAATCGTGTCTTGAAGTCCTGATAGGCTCCAGCATAGTACGAGAATTTGAGCCATCCTCCGTTATCGAAGTTCCAGGTCATGTCATTTTGTGACTTATTGTAAGTTCCAAATTGGGAGAACAATTTATAAGAGTCTGTAACTAAGGACTGTAAGTCGTCTTTTTCGTTGCGAAGAATCGTTGCATGAAAATCTGGATTTTTGATATCCTTCAGAACTTCCATAAGGGAAGAGAACGATTTAGAGCCACCTCGCGAGCCTCCAACTATCTTAATATCAGCATCAATAGACAGCATTCGTTCCTGACCGCCACGCTGAGCTATAATCTTCAGCTTGTCGGGATGCTTCTTGTCGGCGTCTCTTAATGATTGGATATACTCTTGAGTGTAAATAGGCTCTCCGTTATCCAATTTTAATCCTGAAAATACATCTTTCTGCATAAATATCCATTTAATACTGCAAAAATATACAATTTTTCTTGTATAATTGCATATTTATTCATATATTTGCAAAACAAAAGGTATATTTATACGTTTTTGAGGTGGAAGAACCGCTTCAGGATAACATTTTTAATCAAAAAACAACATGACAAGAGAAGAACTCTTAGCATTGGTCAACAAGGAACTCGGTAGTACCAAGTTGACAATTAGCGAGAAAACCATCAATGAAGAACTTGATGACGTACTCGAAGATTTTGGTGAAGACGAAGCTGCAAACGCTAAGTTGGTCACCAAGGTTACAAATCGCTTGAAACGCATGGACGGCAATCTCCATTCTGACGTTTCTCAGCAGGTTAAGGAATACAAGAAGAAGGCGAAAGAACGTCAGAAGGCAAAGGAAACTGAGCTTGACGAGGAAGAGCCGGAAAAAGACGAAATTCCTAACGAAGAGGATATGCCTGAGTGGGCAAAGAAGCTCATTGGTGAAGTCAAGAAGGAGCGTGAGGCGCGAGAGCAGAAGGAAGCAGCTGACGCAAAGAAGGCGTTGGTGAACTCCATTAAGGAAGGTCTTAAGGCTAAGTTTGAGAAAGCCAATATTCCTTTGAATTCGTTTTTCGTTAAGACAGCTTTGGATAAGCTTGAGATTCCTGATGGTGAAGCAGACATTAAGAATCTTGTCGGTAAGGCAGAGGTTCTTTACAATGCTGACCTCAAGGAAGCGGGTATCAATCCAGACACCAAGCCTCGAAGCGGAGGTGGCGGAGCCGGAGGAACCGGAACCGTAGATGAACACGAGTTCGATGATGTTGCAACTATCAGATCTCGACACAAGCCTAAGGACGAATAAAAATTAGTATTCAGGATAACAAATTTATTTATTGATTATGGGAACAGTTTCTCCTTATTACAGTGAAAGGATGAATGGTAGCGGCTTCTTGCCAGGTCGTTCCCTCATCCAGGCTCGTGGCGAAATCGGCGGTATCCGCTATGTATTCGTCAAGTTGATTGGCGCCGCAAAGGATGCTTTCCGTACTCCTACAACTGGTGGTAAGTTGCTCAACCCTTTCAAGGGTCCTGCAAAGATTTACGCCGGTGACTTCCTGGAGTATGATCCTGGCATCTATGGCAACGCAGGCGCAACTGTTAAGATTCTTAAGTCTTATCAGTGCGCAAAGAAGACCGGTGCTACTGACACAACTCTCCTTATTGTACGTGATGGCTATAAGCATATTCCGTTCATTGGAGACAATATCATGGTGGCTCCTGACTCTCTCGATGGCACAGGCACAGCAGTTACGGTTACAGGTGTTGAGAAGACAACCGAAGCAGGCGCAGACGTATGGAAGCTTACTTTGTCAGCAACACTCGGTGTTGTAGCAAAGGATGCGGTACTCGTTGAGGCAGCAGCTGCCGGCGACGCACAGAAGCCTATGGTAACCAACCCTAACGGTTATGCTCAGTGCGACTACGACTTCCTGTTCACTCCAGGTAACGATTTCGAGGATGGTGCTCGCTATATGCTTACCCCATTCCTTGCTAACGACGACACCGTTATGTACATCGACAGGATGTCTCCAATCCCTCCTGCAATCAAGGCTCTCAACAAGAGTCGCGTTAACGGATGGTTCCATCTCTAATTATTAACCTTAAAGATTGATTCAGGATTATGGCAAAATTTGATTTTAATAATTCGCGACTTGCCAAGTTCTTCGGTTCTCAGGAGAATACGGCATATTTGCAGAGTTTCCTTGATAGAAAGGATGTCTTCTTCACTAACTACGGTTGGTACAAGACACAGGGACACAACGCTTCGTTCCTGACAACTACCGACAACTATGGCTTGGCAACATTCAACGTAAAGGCTCGCAAGTTGAAGGCAGCTCCTATGGCTGACCTCCGTGCTCCTCTCGGCGATTCTAATCAGATGGACAAGAACGGACATAAGTGGTACACCGCTTCTATCCCTGACTTCATCACTCCTGGTTATGTTGAGACCGCAGTTGAGCGTTATGCACGCATCAAGCAGTTTGAGGAGTTCGGCAACGACGCCGATATCTTGGCAGACTGGAGTGACGAGGTTCAGACCCGTATCGACTCAGTTGATGCAACAATGAACTTTATGACCGCTCAGTTGATGTCTACCGGTAAGATCGATTACTCTGGTATTGGTCGTGGTATCTCTACCCCATTGCACAAGGCTATCGACCCTATCGAATACGGTGACAACTTCATCAATGGCGGTGCTAAGAAGTGGGCTGACCCTTCTGCTACCATCCTTACCTACATGAAGGAGAAGGAAGCCAGGTATCGCGAGACCCGCGGTGGTTTCGATGGCGCTTTGGTCTGGCAGATGACTCGCAATACATTCTATAATGTATTCTTGAAGAACGCAGAGGTCCGCGAACTCGTTACCAATTACCGTCAGCTGAACTACATTGCCTCTACCAAGACAATGCCTATCAGCAAAGAGCAGTTCATCCAGGCATTCGTTGACTTCGAGGGAGTATCTCCTATCGAGATTGTTACCGAGAAGGAACGTAACATTACTCATACAACCGACGAGTACAAGCAGGGTTGGTCTGACAACATCGTTGTTCTCCGTCCTGCCGGTGATGCCTGTGAGTTCGAGCGCACAGACAGTCTCGATCGTAAGTTGATTGAGTATGCTGGTAACAAGGCTATCTCTACCCTGTTCGGTACAACCAACGATGGTCTCGGTCTGCTCATGAACTCAGTAGTTCCTAACGGTAAGTACATGGAGTGGCATACAGACATCATGTTCTCTGCTTGCCCAGCTCTCATCGACTTCCCAGACCATTGCATTATGGACATTACCAAGACTGATTAATTTCGGTCTTGGAACTATTAACGTAACTAGATTGTATGACTATGGATTCGGAGATGAACATTTACACTGTGAACGACTACCTTATTAATAAGGTGAAGTTCGAGATGCCGATAAAGGCTCTGTTGGGCATCATGCACGACAGAGAGCTTGAAAATGGCATCGACCTCGAAGCCTGCGACAAGGACAAGGTAAGACTTGCCTATGCCGACATGCTGAAATGGTTTGTTCTTGGTCCGAGCAAGGTGAACAACACCTCCGATTCCGATAACGGATGGACTCATTCGGGAGGTGGATATGATATGTCGGACAACGACAGGAGCGAGATGAAGGCAGAGGCTAACGCTATATATGCGGAGCTGGAGCCTGATTCGATGCTCAAGAAGAAGTCCACCTTCCGGGTGACCTCCCACGGAGTAAAGAGGGCGAATTATTCTCCTTGGGGAGAACCTCTCCCTCACATCATCAAATAAGGCTTATGGAAAAGGAAAACATCAGAAACCCAAGATACCCTCATATCATCAAGATCGTGAGGAAGGTCGTCGGAAAAGCCGACCCTGATGACCCGTTTGCCGATGATGATGCTCCAGTTGGTGAGGACAAGGAAATCATTCTCTACTATGGCGAAGGCCGCAGCTACACCGATACCACTACAGAGGGAGACAAGAACGTCGACCAGAACAAGAGGAAGGCATCGATTCCTGTCAGATATGACGAATGGGATGCTGGTAAATGTCCTCTTGACGGCGACACCATCTACTCCACTGTCGGCAACAATACAGAGGTAGGTATGGTCAAGGACTGCGAACCGGATAATAACAGGACTGTTGTGTATTGGAATTTGACAAGGGTTTAGATTATGACAAGTTTATCAGGTCAGTTTTTACAGGTCGAGAAGAAAATCCGTCAGATGGCTGTAACAAAGATGCAACAGAAGATGGAACATGCGGCTGAAATGACAATGAAAGCTGCTGACAAGTCTCGAAACTATGATGACGTAACCGGTAACTTGTACAAGTCAACCGCTATCGGTACATATTACAACGGCTCATTGCAGTCGATTCATTACGCTCCTGGCCCAGAGCCAACCCGAGTAACCCTTGCTGCCGGAGAGAGATACAACCTCGATAAGTATTATCGCAGTTTATTCTCCTTCAAAGACAGCGGAAGGAGACCTTACAAGGGTGAATACGGAGAAGGTGGTGAATATGGTCCAAACGCGGCGTGGGATGAACTTGTTTCCAGGGAGCACAACAAAGGAAAGTACGATGCCACATGGCAGATGCTCCTTGTTGCCGGTGTGGATTACGCTAAGTTTGTCGAGGTTAAGAGAGGTCACGACGTGATTACCTCTCTTAGAGAATATTTGGTTAGATACTTTAGAACGATGTAAGATATGGTTAGTATTAAGACTCTATATTTCGATGTCGGCAATGCAATGAAGGGGATTTGTGACAAGCTCTACTCCCGGAGCCGACCAAAAGCAGTTGATACGAAAATCAACAGCTACATCGTGGTATACTTTCCATCTAGTATCTACAATAACGAGATGAACTCAAGTGGAGTTTACAATGATTTCACCACTACAGCTCAAATCGAATTGTATGTGCGCGATAAAGCTTCAGCAAGAAATCCAAACACATTTGATGTTTCTAGCGTTGACGAGAAAGTCCAGGAGATTATGGACAGATTTCCAATCTCCACAAAAAATCTCATTGTTTCCAATCCTCGTATAACACTACAGACAGACGATGGCGCAGGTTTTTCCGTGACAATCATACAGGGAAGGTTACGCACGAAATAAGTATTCAGGTATAACAATTTAAAATATTTTAGATTATGGCTATGACAACTATTGACAAGACGAAGGACATTTTCAATGGTCCTAAAACTCTGCTCTACTCAAAGGCTATTACCGATTTGAGCAAGGCTACAGTTGACATCACCCCAGAGGTTGAGCTTCCGGTTACCGTTGACTCGCTGAAGGCGACTATGGATGACCCAACCATCAACCACTACAAGGTTATCGGTCTTGCAGGCGACTGGGCAACTACCGCAGAGCTCGGCGACTTCAACGTAGAGTTCGTTGTTCCTTCAAAGGCAAAGGACTTGCTGACAATTATGTTCGGCGAGGATGCTATCACCGAGCTGACCAAGGTTACCCTTAAGGGTACAGGTGACGCTACTCTCGACGCTACTACCGGCTTTACAGGTATCGCTGTTGAGCCTAAGAAGTTCAAGATCAAGGGTACTATCGTTATTGTTGACGACGAGAAGGCGAACCTCATGGTTATTACCAACATCGCTCTCTACGCTACATTGCAGTGGGACAACTCTGGTACTGAGCCTGTTGCGTTTAAGTTCTCAGGTTCTATCGAGGGTGCAGGTAAGCGCAGCATCGCTTGGCTTACTAAGGCTCCAGCTGCTGGCGAACCAGGCATTGGCGGTTAATCAAGTAAAGGCTTCTTTAGGTAATTAGATTCAGGATAACAAACCGTAGGGCGGCAGGCTAATCAACAGCCGTGCCGCCCTTCTTCATTTAATAGCATACAATCATGGCAGAAGAAAAGAAAATAGAGCAGCCTTCAGTGGACTTGCAGGAGTTGCTTGACAGCGTGCTGCACGACGAGCCTACCGAGTTCGTGTTCCGTGGAAAGAAGCACAAGCTCGGTTGGCTTCGCAAGGGAACCATGAGCAGGTGTTCCCACATCAGGGCAAAGGAGAAGAACGAATGGAAGCGCAACGTCAAGATTTGTGTCTGCATTCTCCTCAACAACATCTGGAAGATACGATTCCTGTATTGGATCTACTGGCGCTGGCTCTACTACATCAAGGATGTGGACGTGGCCGAGGTTCTGAGAGTCCTCGATGTTTCTAAAAAAAAAATTCCATCGAACGCATTCTCACTGGCTACCATATTAGCGACCGGGATGACGGACGTGATGATGACGATGACGAGGAGCGAAGCAAAAGCTATCCAAGCAGAACAAGCTGGGGAGCAGCCTTCTCACTAGCTGAGAAGTTCGGCTTCCTCTTTCAGCGCAAGTACTTCATCGCAGCCTACGACTACTGGTGGGGCTATTCGTCGGCACAGATTGACCTCATGGTTGCAGACCAGCCTCTTGTTGTCTATCCAAAGGCCAAGAAGGAAGGCGGTCCGAAGAAGCATACCAAGAAGGAGATGGATGACCTCTACGACAGATGGGTGGAGAAAAAGAAGAATGAGGGAAGCCTCGTTGGCAAGAAGATAAGTCTTGCTGATTACTTAAACAATAAACTCTAATTTAAAAATATTCAGGATATGGCAGGTGGAAATATGGGAGACCTCAGTTTCTCGCTCACTCTAAAATCGAGAATTGAAGAGGAAACCAAAAAGATTATCAGAGAATTAAACAAGGTTGATTCTACTGGTAAGCAGGCACAGAATGCTTTGGAAGCAATATCCGAAGCAACAAAAGGTATTGGAGATAAGGGAGGTCGTAGTTTTGAAAAGCTAAACAACTTCGTTAAAGAATTACATCGTAACATTGGTGTATTTTCAAGCGAAGATTTCTTTAGTTCAAAAAAACTCCAGCAGTTGGAGTCTGTCCAGGACGGGTTGTACAAAATAGGCCGCATACTCGGAGAGGTGTCTAAGGAAGGTGCTGGATTCAACATATTCCCTAACAGTGTTTCCACTGAGGCAAACAAGGCAGAGAGAGAACTTCATAAGTTATCTTCTATTATTGACGAAATCAACAAACGCCATGGTGAAGAAATACAGATGTTTGGTGTTGAGTCAACGAATAACATACGTCAATCGTTGTCAGAGCTGTCTAAATACAGGACTGAATTAGAACAGATTAGGAATAACGGAGGTATTCATCCTATCACAGGACTCACAGCATCTGATGTCGTAAAGAGTGCCGGATATCTCAATGCTATAGATGAAGCAAAGACTTATGCTAAAGTTGTAAAGAATGCTATCTTAGAAAGATACAAGACAGAACAAGATGCTGAGAAAAAGCGAAAGAAAGACGAGGCAGACGCAGCACGCGAGGCAAAAGCAAATGAGAAGCAGAGACAGAACGAGTTAAAGAACACTGAACGTCGATACGATTCTCTTGGCAACAAGGTTCGTCAGCTTCGTTCGGAATACAGCAGGGGCATCTCTATCGGTGCAGATGTGAGCAAGGCTGAAGCCGAGATTAACAGACTTCTTTCTTTAATGAGAGCCCTTATAAATATCAAGGGAAGACTTAATTCAGAGAACTGGAAGGATAGCCTCGGTATGCTTGGTAATATCGGTAGTGGTCACGATACCACATTAGCTTCTAGGGTTCTTCAAGATCAGAAAGCAGTAAACCAAGAGGTTCAGAAAGGTATCGAGCTTGAACAGAAGCGTCAGCAGGCTATCGTTGACTCAGGAGCTAAGATTCAGTCTCAGCTGGTTCGCGGCTTCGAGAAAGCTAACAGCCATGCAGGAAGGCTGAATTCAACCGTACAGGATTTGAAGTCACTCTTCTTGCAGGGAGGTCTTGTGTTCGGCGCACAGCAGTTCGCTATGAGCGTCATCACTACTGGTGGTGAGATGGAGAAGCAGCATATTGCCCTCCAGTCCATCCTTGGTGATATGCAGAATGCGAACACAATGTTCAATCAGATTAAGGAACTCGCTCTTAATTCGCCATTTACGTTCTCTGAGTTGAACCGAGACGTTAAGCAGTTGGCTGCGTATGGAGTTGAGTACGACCAGCTCTATGACACAACCAAGAGGCTTGCGGATATGTCTTCCGGTCTTGGTGTTAGCTTTGACCGTATCGCATTGGCGTTTGGTCAGGTTCAGGCTCGTGGCTGGCTCGATGGTAAGGAACTCCGCCAGATTGCTTATGCAGGTATTCCTCTGCTTGAAAAGTTATCTGAGTTCTACTCTAAGCAAGAGGGTCGAAATGTCTCTACATCAGAGATTAAGACTCGTATATCAAGCAGAGATGTAAGTTTTGATGATGTGAAGTCTATCTTCTGGCAGATGACTGATGCAGGTGGTCAGTTCTATAATATGCAGCAGGTTCTGAGTGAGACTTTGCTCGGACGCTACAATAAACTGAAGGATGCCTGGGAAATCATGCTTGCCGACTTTGCTAACGGTAAGAATGTTATAGGTGGAACCTTCAAGGGCATACTTGATGTTGTTACCAATCTCGTGCAGCAGATTCACGTCTTGGGTCCTGCTATGGTTGCTGCATTCGCTGGGCCGGCTCTTATGCGTGGAGTTAAGATTCTGGAAGGCGGCATTGGAAAGAGAATACTGAACTCTAAGGGAAATATTGCGAAAGAAGCAGAACTTAAGCTCTTGCGTGGCGAGAAAATAACTCCTGTAGAGAAACAGATTCTTCAGTATAAAAATCAGATTCTAATTCAGGATATCCAGGCACTCGCAAAGGCAAATGCGATAACAAAAGCTGAACTAAGACGCTTGTATGTTACCGGTCAGATAACCAAGGAGATGTACAAGCAAGGTATGGCTCTCACCAAACAGGAGGGTCAGGTAAACAGAATCTCACTTAGTGGATTTCTGAAGGGATTGGCTAGCCCTAGCAAATGGGGAGCAGCAGGAGGTTTGCTTCTCGGAGGCTTGAAGTCCGGATTCAGTTCTATCATCGGTTTTCTTGGTGGTCTTCCAGGAATAGCTATATCTGCCGGATCTGCAATCTTTGCATACTACTGGCAGAAGCATCAGCAGCTGAAACAGGATATGGAGACTACGGCTGACGAACTGAAAGACAGGTACACTCAGATCGGCGAGTTCCTTCGCGATAACGATGCAGATAAAGCCATTAAGGACGGCGATGAGAAAGAGATAGAAAACCTCATTGACGCATATAAGGAAAAGCTTAAGGAGATTGCTCCTGAAAAGGAGAATGCTTTCACTATGAGCCTTCTCGAAAAGAAATCGAATGAGGACAGACTTAAGTATCTCAAAGAACAGCTCATTCTTCTCAAGCAGGTTGAGGAGAGTACTCAGAAATCTCTTTCGGACGAGGGTAAATACAAGGGATTCGACGAGAAGCTGTCTTCTGCAAAGGAGATAGCAGAAGCATTCTCTTCAGCATCCGCAAAGGCGAATATGATTAATGCCACCCAATCCGACTTCGCTAGCTTCAACTCCTGGGAGGAAAAGTATAAGGATGAGGTGAAAGCCATGCGCGATTATCTCATTGATGAGCTTGGAGATATTAGCAACAGCCCGAAGTTGCAGGGTAAGGCTAACCAGATTCTTTCGTCATTCTTTGCAAAGCAGGGATGGAACCAGGATGTTTCTGATCAGTTCCGTGCTGACGTTCTTAATGCGATGGGTGTTGAGACTGGCTTCTACGAGAATAAATTCAAGGATGCTCTCGATAACGCAGTAAACACTTCGTTTCCTTGGATTGGTGACAAGATTCGCAACAACCAGGAATTGACAGATGCAGAGAAGGTCCAGGTTTCAAACATGATGAAGGATGCTGCGGCTCAGGTTCAGAAAGACTATCCTTTTGCATCTGACGCATTGAAGCGAATGCTTGCGGCTGATAGATTCGAGGCTGTCATTCATCTCGTATTCAGGAACGATGACTCGGATCTCACTCAGCAGCTCGAAAAGAATCTCAAGGGTAGTGGTTACGACTACCATGAGAAGAACAAGTACGTCAAGAGTTGGGGAAAGGATGCCGGAGACGACTACGATAAAGCAAAGAGCAACGCAGAGTCGGACATTACTGCTGCCAAAAAGGAACTCAACACCAGAAAGAAGATGCTAGCGCTAGGCAATCTTTCTCTCGATGAGTTTACACAGAAGCAGAAGGAGTACGAACTTAAGATGCAGGCTTATCATGATAACTGGGGTGAATGGTTTACTGGAGAAGGCAAGAAGAAAAACAAGAAAACCGGTGGCCGTAGGTCAACAGGCGCGCGGACAGATAAGGCTCTTGAAGATTTGAGGAAGCGCATCGACTTATACAAGAAGATGTATGCTGAAATCAAGAAGTTTAAGGAGCTTTATGGAAAAGGTGCTCTTGGTCAGCTTGCTAATGACGGAGAGTTTGAGGCTATATTCAATGATAAAAAGAGGTTCCCTATCTCCGACTACACCAATTATGAGACCTCTATCAAAGAACTCTTGAAGACTCTCCCGGCCTCAACAAGGGAGAGATTGGACTATGCTGCAAACGAGAAGGCTGGCATTCAAACTGAAAACCGAAAACTTCTCGAAGACCAGCGCAGAGACGAACTGAATGTACTCAATAAGCAGCTTGATACTATATCTGAGCAGTATGAGACATACAAGAAGATATATGAGCTGACAGGAAACAAGAAGGGTTCAGAAAACATAGCTTTCGGAGGAACTGTTCAGTTTGATACATACAAGAGGTTCCTGGAGGAGCAGCTCGATATTGCGGTAAAGCACGACAACGTTCAGTCCGGCCTTAACTTGACTACGGACGAGGTTAAGGAAATGAGTCTTGAAAATGTCAAGGATAAGTATGGCGAGGAGACTCGTGTTTACGATATCCGCAAGAAACTGGAAGATGAGAACAACAAGATCAAGAAGGAGACCATCGACCTGATGGCTAGTCTTATTGAAAAGAATGCAACCATCGCACAACAGATTGAGGATGAAAACCGCAAATACGAGAGACAGCTTGAACTCATCAAGGGCATCGAAGATCCACAGATGAGAGACAGAGCCAAGGCCGGAGCCACAAAGACTCACAACGAGAATGTGGCAAAGCTTCAGTTCGATCAGTTCAAGCAGGAGTCTGACTGGGTTGCTATCTTTGATGACCTTGACAGGGTGTCTTCCGCTACAATCAACTCGATGATTGAGAAGATTGACCAGTTCTCCATGACTACCGGCCTGTCTGTAGAATCAATCAAGCAGTTGAGGGATGCCTTGGATAAGCTCAGAAATGAGCAGATTAGCAGAAACCCGTTCGGCTTCATCTTTGGAGGGGTGAATCGCGGTAAGGCTATCGGAAAGTTCATAAATGAGCGTCTTGGCGGCATGGATGATACCGCGAAGATATTCGTCAGCAAGGAGGAGGCTTCGAGACTCGGAATCGCTGGCGGCGTAAGAACCAAGGCGAGCCTGAAGAATGATCAGCAGTCAGCATACGCAGACTCGTCTAAGGCCATCTCTGAACTTGCGACGAAGATGCAGGCGCTCAATACGGTTCTTGATCCGGTAATCAATCTGTTCAAGGCTATGGGTGAAGAGGATTCAATCCTTGGTCAGATTGTGGGTGGTGCATCAGGTGCATTCTCTTCGGCGGCAAGTACAGCTGGAGCTTTTGATACCCTCAGTAAAATGAAGGGTCTCGGATTCCTTGAAGGTGCTGGTCCATACGCAGCAGCCGCTTCCGCAGCGTTGAGTATTGGCGGCTCACTCATCAAGGCGTTCGGTGCAGACTACAGCAGCTACAACAAGGCGAAGGCTGAGTACGACAACCTGACCTCAATTTGGGATTCTCTCATCTCCAAGAAGACTGAGTACATGAACATCCATTGGGGTACAGAGGCTACAGAGGCATCCAAGGAAGCCCAGGAAATGCTTAAGGCGGAGATTGAACAGACTAAGGTTATCGCGCAGAAGAGGCTCAATGCCGGTGCGTCAGCTGGCTCCCACTCTATCAAATATAGAATGTGGAAGGGTTCATATAAGTACAATGGTCAGAACTGGCGTGATGTTGCCGGAGAAATCTCTTCGAAGTACGGAGTCCAGTTCAACGGCATGGAAGACATGCTCAACATGAACGCTGATACATTGTCGAAGATTAAGAAGGATTACACTGGTCTTTGGGCTAACATGGACTCAGATTTCAGAGATTACCTGGAAAAGCTCATTCAGTATGGCGAGAAGGCCGATGACATAATTGAGGCTCTTACAGAGAAACTGACCGGTAACAAGTTCTCTGACTTGGTGTCTTCCTGGGGCGACGCAATGTCAACTATGGCCAATGGGTATGAAGACTTGGTGGATGGCTTTGAAGGAAAATTAAAGGACGCCATCTTGAACTCCATGATTGAGAATACATATGGAGACAAAATCAAGGCTCTTCTGAAGAAGACTCAGGGATACGCAGAGAATGACGACAAGATCAAGGATTCCAACGGAAATGTCATTTCTGAATACACAGGAGCCGAGTATGCCGACGTAAAGAACAGCACAGATGAACTCTCAAAGCAAATCGAGGCAACGAGAGATTACCTTAAGAAAACTTACGGATGGTCAGATAATAGCAGTTCTTCTTCTAGAAATTCCATTAAGAGTATTACGGAGGAAACAGGAGACTTGATTGCCTCATACCTCAACGCAATTAGGCTCGATTGCTCTGTCATGAGAGCAGAACAAGCTAAGTATTATCCGGAGATGAGCGAGATTGCGAAGTCGCAGTTGTCTCAGCTTAATACGATTGCTCGAAATACGTTACGCAATGCGGATGCGGCCGAGAGGATTGAAAGTATATTCGTTGAGTATAACGACAACTTCAATAGAGTTCTTAACGGAACAAAATCATTGAAGATGAAGTAATAATCGGGGGCGCGGATCTATATTCGTGCCCTCTTTTGTATATTTATGCATTTTTAATTGGATATTTCTTGCATATTTATTCTATTTTTCGTATATTTGCAATTGTAAAAAGTTGATTTAAGGTATGAAAGAATATTTCAGGATATACATGCAGAAGGAAGGCGATGGGAATGAGGTGAAGGACTCCATCGCCGACTTCGGCATGTATGTTTCCGAGAACCCGTTCAAGCCTTGCGATTCTGTCAAGGAACCACCGAAAAGGGAGTGGCACGATGAGCATGGTGATGACGAATATATCGGAAAGGATGGACTTTATATGGCGGCATACGAGAATAAGGTAAAGTTTATGTTCCACGGCGAGGCTTTCGGCGCTAACGAGAAATGTAAGGCTTTTATTGATTACATCCGCAAGTCAGGCATGATGAAGATGTATTGCGACTTCAATAGAATCGGAAGACAGCATGTAAGACTTAAGGATATTGATCCAAACCTATATAGAGATCCGGGTAACGAGGACTTGCTAGTCCTCTCTATTACTCTCAAGTTTAACGACCCTGTTACTGATATTAAGCCGATTAAGGATACACAGGGCAATATTTCAAATTTAGTATAGCATACAGATGAGCGCTTGGAATATTTATCATAAGGATGGCTCGAAGCTGACAGACGTTAACGGAGAGCAGATAACCGTTCATGGATTGGAGTACTCTGATTCCTGGATGGGTGAGTGTTTTTTGACTATCAACTTCAAGCATGAAGTGCCTATCAACTTTCAGATAGGCGACTATATTGTCTATCGTGGCGAGCGGTTTGAGCTCAACTACGAGCCGGGCAAAGATAAGCAGGCAAGACCTGACACCTACGGTGAGGGCTTCGTATATGACAGCGTAAAGTTCAATGCATTGCAGGATGAGCTTGCCAGGGCAGAGTTCCTCGATGTGGTATTGAACGATAACGAGCTTCACTACACTGCCCTGCCGAAATTTCCATTCTATGTACAGACTTTGGATGATTTGCTAGACAGAATCCAGGCATGCTTAAACGAGCAGATTGGTGCAGGTCTTTGGAAGATTTACTCCCGAAACAAGGACCGTTCCGTTCAGCGTGGAGCCCTTGAAAGTGAGTGGTTGTCGGTTTATGGTGAGAAAACCGAAGATAACGTAATCGAATCGATGTCCATTACAGTGGATTCGCAGACCTGTTGGCAGGCCCTTGCGCTTGTAAACGAGAAGTGGGACATAAACTTCATCGTCAGAGGAAGAAACATATATGTCGGTACTACCGGAATACTGGCTAATCATATCTTCAAGTACGGACTCGGCAATGGACTCTATGAGATTGTTCAGAACGCTGATTCCGATCAGAGTGTCGTTACAAGACTAAGAGCATATGGTTCCGAGAAGAATCTTCCTTCTCACTACTATGCGGACCTCGGTGTCAAGTATGTGGCGAACATCACGAAAGTCGTCGGGGCCAGCACGAATGTTACACTTGAACTGGACCTCGATTATATAGAAACATATTTCAAGAATCCGAGAAAGTATATTGTTCCTGGGGAAACTGGCGAGCAGTCTCTCGGTTGGGTACTTAAGGTTACATTTGATTTCAAAACTGAGATTACCGGTTATGTAACACAGGCATACGACTCTAAAAAATGTAGATTCTATTCTGAGCTGAAGGGAACACAGACTGACACCGGAGATGAGGAATCAAAGGAGAAGCTTGATGCGTTTATTGCGCAGGTCAAGGCCGGAAATACAAAGATGTATATCACGTCCGGTCTCAACAAGAAGGCAGTTCCTTCATCCATGAAGGAGTACGCAAAGAATCTTCCGAACAACATGTCCATCAACAGACTTATGTTGCCTGGATTCCCTCATGTATCGCTGAGTGATTTCTATAACACACTCACGGATGAAGAGAAGAAGTACGTGAATCCTACCGGGAGACAGCATAAATTCTCCACAGATCCGCACAGGCCATACATCGATTCTATCAACATCGAGCAGATTGGTCTTCGTTCTGCATCACAGTTCTTTGAAACAGATGATAAGACAAATGGAGTTATTGAAATCTACCCTACTATCGAGGAGATGGAAATCGGTGGCGTACGTGTTGATGAGATTGATGAGGGTGTGGCTCCTGATGATGACGGAAGATTTGGCGATAATGAAACCGTAAAGAATGTTGATATCTATCTTAAAAAGGCTATCGACTTTGATATCAACGACTTAAAGGATTACGACTTCTCCATCTCGATGAAGGATGGTATGTGTGGCGGACGAACATTCAAGGTAGCTTCATCAGCCAAGATTGATGGAAGATGGAGGCTTACTATTGAAAGAGTAAAGGACGACGCTCTTGAGCTGTGGTTCCCATACAAGGACTACCCTATCAAGAATGGCGACCATTTCGTTCTTACCGGCATCACACTTCCTGATTCGTATGTTAATGCTGCATCACTGAAGCTTCTAAAATACGCCATAGCGCTCCTTGATAAGAATGACTATACAAGGTATGTATATCAGCCTAAGGTAGATGAGATTTTCATGGCAAGGCAGCACGACCAAGCGGAGGCAGACGATACCGGAGTTATCAAGAGCCTTCACGATACGCTTAAGGCCGGCGACCTGATGAACTTCAATGATACAGACCTCAATATCGAAGGAATCATCTCTATCGACCAGCTCACGATCAAGGAAGAAGATGGCAAGATACCGACATACGACATAACTCTTCGCGAGGATAAGGAGGTTGGAACTATCCAAAAGATTCAGCAGCAGATATCGTCGCTCCAAAGTGGAAATGGCGGAACAGGTGCAGGCTTGACAACAACACAGGTTAAGAATCAGATTGCGACAGAGGGAAGTAAGTACTTCGTCTCAAAGATAACCAACGACACAGCAAAAGGAACTGTTACCTGGGAAAAGGTACAGAAGTTCGTGCAAGGCTTCGTCCTCGGTCACTCAAATGAGTTCAGCATAGACGGAAGTGGTAACGCTATTCTATCTAATGTGTTGGTGAATCTCTTGAAGTCACTCGATTTTAACGAAGCAGAGCAGAGCGGTTTTGCTATTAAGCAACGAAGCGATGGTAAGTTTCAAATGTTGCTCACGGATTTGATAGTTTGGGGAAAGGCTATCTTCAACACTCTCCTTATTCGTGAACTTAGCTACGTTGGCGGTAACATCGTCCTCTCCCCTGCTGCTGGTAAGATAAGCTACATCAAGGAAGTATATAGCGATACAACGAATGAGCTGATTGGTTGGAAATGCTATCTCCTCGCAGATGATGGAACGACCGCAACAATCAACTCATTCAAGGTGGAAGACCAAGTTAGGTGCAAGACATTCAACATTGCATCGGGTATCTATGAGAACGTCAGCAACAGGGACTATTGGAGACTTGTCACAAAGGTATCAACCGAGAATGAGGTAATCACCGATGATGAAGGTCACGAACTCTATGATGGAAAAAAGTTCGCATGGATTCAGATAGCAAAGGATAACTGCATGGAAGGCTCGGATATTCCTGCTGCTGGTGATACCATTGTGCTCATGGGTAACAGAAGCGACAAGAGCCGACAGCACCTTCTGATGATGGAGACCGAAGGCGATTCTGCACCTAGGTTCACTATGTATAGGGGTATCAATACATACTCGCTGAAGGACAAGTCTATCTTTGACGTTTCCTTCGATGGCATCAACATCGTGAGCAAATACTTCAATATGGTGAGCGTCAGCGGCGAGAAGGTATGGACTCCCGTCTATCGTGGTGATTGGAAGGAAGGTACGGAATACAGCTACTATGATGAGGTTACATGGCTTGGCACAAGATGGCTCTGTATTTCTCCAGAAGGACAGACCACAACAGATGAACCATCTGAGGATTCGCCTTATTGGAAGGCTACCACCAACGTGTATACACCAAAGCTATACCTCTATACGGATATAGTCAATAGCGGAATTGCTATAGGCGAGACACACAACGTTACTTGCAAGCTAATGTTAGGCGATAAAGATGTATCAAACGGAGTAGCATCATGGAAGGTGACACGCAAAACCAATGATTCCTTAGATGATGCTGCATGGGCGACTAAAGATAAGGTTAAGAACTTCAATGGCTCAATAGATATTGTCTGGTCTAATGATGGAACAGAAGACGATTTGGGCAAGGGTGATACTGCGAAATTTGTATTCACAGCAACGACCACAACGGGTAAAATACATCAAGAATATATTAAAGTTTAAAAAATAGGAGATTAAAAATATGGGAAAAGAAATTCATCTTTCGGCAACCGCAGCAGTCAGACGAACATTGAAGGGTGATACGTTATCCCTCAGTCTGAAAACGAATGGTGTACCGCTCTTTCAAGGTTTGAACCCAGATACGTTTACCGTGTCACCTAATTGGAGCGAGAGCGGAACGCATCCTATCATTACTCCATCTGTAGGCTCTGCACGCAAAAATAACGTAACACTGACAAATCATGTGTGGGCTTACAACGGCAAGGATTTAGGATTCAGCTCTAGCGGTACTGGATGGGAGACCTCGACTGTTGATAATAGATTCAAGCTTAATCATGCTGATGGTTCTCTCTCTATTATCGGAGACCTCGCTTCTAAGGTCAATCAAGATTCCGATACTCTTACCTATTCGGGCGATGCCGTATTGGGAGCTAGCATCTATCCAATGCAGAAAAGCATTGATATATTGGTATCTATGTTGGGCGGCTCATCTTATTTCGGAGGTGTGTCGGCTGATACCACGGTATTAAGCAAGGGACAGACAGAAGCTACCCTCAGACCTTGGCTGTTCAACTCAGCAGGTGGAGAGGTTTCTACCTATTCTATTAATCTGTATCGTGGCAGCGGAGCAGACCTTGCAGGAATTTACGATAATCCGGCAAGCGGAATAACGATTCACAGAGATAAGACGGGAGATTTGGACAAACTCTATGTAGATAGTCATCAGCTCTTCGTCCTCGAATTCGTTGTTGATGGTGCTGCCGTGTATAGAACAGGTATCAGCATTGATGATATATCTGATATTTATCAGCTTGCTCTTAATTCGGTAGGACAGGTTGATGAAGATAGTAATCAGACGTTTCGCTGTATCGTTACCAACTGCGAGACAGGACTAGTGCCAAAGAGTATAACTGGCAATGTCACCTTCGTTATCTATACTGATAGCAATGGTAACATCGAGAATAAACGCTCGGAGACAATGACTTGGGCAAAGAACGTCAGTGATGGATTCGTTGTGAGGGATGCTGATACAATCGATGAGAACAAAAACATCATCGGCGTATCGGTGTCAGCAGATGCTTATTTAACAGTTGAAGATTAGGAGGAACGCTTATGCCAATAGTAAGTAATAAGGCTAATAGAAAATACGCACCTCTGGATGTCTCTGTATCGGTAGTATGCGCATCGCCTAAGTCTCCATTCATGCAGACCATGTCGGGTGATAAATTCTTCACAGACCGAACACAGGAAGGATATGAATGTGTTGCTTATCCACAAGTCAATGCTACGGCAAAGGATGACTCATGGGATAGTAAGCAGTCGAATATCTCTCTTGCTAATATGGTGTGGAAGGTTTCTACTGGCACGGAATGGAAGGATATATCTAAGATAGATGCTTGGAGCGGTAAGTATAGTATTGATACGAGCAATACTACTAATCGTGGCAAACTCACTATCAAGAGGAATCTTCTAAGTAACGATAAGCAGCAGTTGCAATTCGAAGCTGACCTATACGATTACAGAACGAACTCTATATTGCATATCACCGCTGACCCTATCACTCTGTATACGGCAGATAAGGGTGCAGATACCTATGGTATGGGTATTCGGGAAGATACCGATATATCCTATAACCCATTCCTTGATAAGCTGGCTCTCTACGAGTATAAGGTTGCTAATAACATCATATCGGCATCTACGGAAGCAAGAAACGCTTGCTTTGACGGCAATCAGTATGAATGTCATATTCCGATTGATGTATATAAGTCTAAGGATAGAATTACAAGCGGATTCTCTATTGAGCTGTATCGAGGAACGACTAAGATGTCTGCTTCGTCTGCTGCAAGCCCTAACGAGATTATATCTATCTCCACATCAGAGATTGTGCTTGACCTTAGACTTGTAGAGAAGAATAATTATACCATCAAGGCGGTAATAGACGGCAAGGCTGTTGCTCAGTTCCAATTTTCCGCTTCTAGGTTCTATCCTTCTTTCAATCAGCCTAAGTTCATGGTATGCAATGATATTGAATGGGGTAAGATATACAGAAGTAACAAGGCTATTTTGGAGTACAACGGAAGGGTCGTTGAGTACCCTAACCGCATCGTAGAATTGCAATGGCATACCGAAGCAACTAACGGTAATATCGTTACAAGTAAGTCTTGGCAAGAGGGTGAATCATGCTACTTTTCAATCGAGGAGTCTGGTCTTGGCGATGTTGAGAGCGACTATCTTGAAGAACAGATAGAATACGGACAGAGACCTGCCAACGGCTATCTCATTGATGAAGATAGCAATTACCTGCTTGATGAGGATGGTAATCCTTTAATTGATTAATATGTATAATTAAAAAATATAAGATATGGGTGTTAAATTAACAGAAAAGAAGCTTGTGACGGCAATGAATCCCGACCAAACTTTCTTAATTGTAGTAGATGGTGCTCTTCGTAGATTAAGTCTCGGTGACCTTCAGAAAATGATGGGTAACAATATCTTCTACCCAATAATTACATTGGAGCAGTCTTCTAATCCTAAATTCGCTCTGCCAACGCCTTTCATGGCTGATATGTATCAGAGGGCAATGGGTGGATATATGATGAAGGTTGTGAATGGTAAGGCGTATGCTGCAAAGCTTGACCCTAGCAACTGGGAGTTCTTTGCTGACGGAACAAAGGTGGATGATGCGTCTAAGTATGAGACGATGGTTCATGTTCCCGATTGCCACTTCAAGGCAGAAAACAAGACCTTGCAATTCGGAGGATTATTCCCTATTCCGGGCGGCAAGACATTCGATTCTCCTAACTGGGTAGGTGCTTATAAAATGTATGTAGATAGTAATGGTGTTGGTCATTCAAAACCTAATGTTGCTCCTTCGCATTCAAGAACGATGAGCGCATTTTGGGCTTGCGCACAGAAGCTTGGCTCTAATTTCGGTCTAGCCAACTACGGATTTCAATGCCTTATAGAGGCTCTGTTTCAAGTAAGTTTCGGAGATCTTAATAGCCAATCCGTTATCGGTTCAGGATTCCAAAACTCGAACTTTGAAGCTTGTCGTGATGTACCGATGGGTAAGTGTATATCTCTCGGTGATGGCAGCGGTAAGGTACTCTATAATGATGCTACTCTAGACGACCAATATACTGTTAAGCTTTTCGGCTTTGAGGACTTATGGGCTAAACTTTTGGAGTTCCGTCCAGGCATCCGTTTCTACATGGATGGGGATACTAGATACGCCGTTGTCTATAGCGGAAATCGTGTAAGCAATACTGCCGATGGTAGAAAGTTTACCACACCATCATCTATTAATGGAAAGTTTATCACACAAAAGACACTAGGTGCATATTGGGATGCAATTCCGCAAGCAGATGGGGGCGGCGATAGTACATACTACTGCGATGTATTATGGTCTGAGACAAGTGGCGAGCTGCTGTCCGTTGGGGGTAATGCCAACGACGAGTCGGGATGCGGTCTTTCGTTTGCGTCCATGATATTCAGTTTCTCGTACTCATGGACGCAATCCGGCGCTCGTTTGGCTTTCTATGGAAACCCGACAATCGTTAGCGGTTCGGAGCTCATGGCGATGTAAGACAACACCCTAGCGTTATTAATAATTTATAAAAGAAAGGATATTATCATGGAAATTAGAAAGTCTACATTTGATTACTCACCTAGTCTGATTGAGTATGAGGGTAATACTATTCGCATCAACTTTGATGTTGAGCAGGTTGAGTTAGAAAACGGCATGGATAGCAGCGAAGGCAAAAAAGCTACCCGAATGGCTTATGCCGCCCACGTTGTTCGTATCGAACAGCCTGTTGAGCGAGGTAAGGTTGTTGATGCTATCGTCTCATCCGTTTATCCGACCGACAAGATGCAAGCTATCATCAATAACCATTTCGCTAATCTTGCCAAAATTGCGGATGGAAAGAAGCTTGATGCCGATGACGAGGAACATGAAGCAGAGTATGAAGCTATGCAATCATGGCGCACGAAGGCGAAGGCTGTAGCTACGGATGTTATAGACAATTATATCAGTACTCATTAAAAGGAGGATAATAGCCTATGAAAAAGGTTGTACATCTTTTTGCCTCGCAGCGTGTCAACCGCAAGGCTCGTACTGACAATGAAGAGGTATTCAGGGAGAAGGTAACGCTCATTACCAACAAGCAGATAAGTATCGGTCAGCTTGCAGACTTTGCTCAGTTGGTTAAGGATATGGGCATTTGCGGTATAGTGATAGGCGATGGTAAAGTTGTGCTGAAAGGCGACCAGATAGAGGTGCTCAACGGCAATACACCAGCGGCAATGTTCGAGAAAGGTAAGCTCAATACTAACCTTATTGATGCTGAAACTATTGTGGTTAATGGTATACAAGGTAACACTATTGATGCAAAAAATGCGACAATATCTAATTTAAGAGTCAATAACGTTCTTTTGTCAGGTTCGCTCCGCAGTCCTTTTACCGTAGTTGGTGATAGCTTTACTACAGACTATAGCGACAATGCTGTAATGCAAGTAGATAATGATGGATATTCTGGGGCTTATTCTATTCCGTGGAATGTTGAACAGGCTGGTAGAAGAATCTGTATATTAAGTAATCTGTGGGGAGGAGTACAGATAACCAGTTCTTCTGTATCAATAAGCATACCAGATGATGCGAAAGAAGCAGGCTGCCGATTTTACGAGAACGGAATTGCTAAAACCGAGCTTAATTTCTCTACAGAAGTCTTAGAACTCATGGCTTATGGAAATATATCAGCAAGAACTGAGAATGATACTAAGTCACACTATCTGTACGGCTGGATTGTATTAAACAGAATCGACTTGATGACTAACCGTTCTTTCGGTAGAAACAAAAAACTGCTAGCTTACGGTAAGGTGACTGGAACTTCGTCAGGTGCAAGCATTAAGTATCGCACATTCGATGGTTCTGAACTCAGTGTAAATCGTCTCAGTACAGGGCATTATGAAATCATAGCTCCACGCAAATGGTTTTTAAATGAGGGAACTGGCTACTTTGACCTGGAGGCTGTGTTCGTAAACCTTACAGGTATTGGGTATAGTTATGATGATAAAAATAAAGCCTCTCCTATTAAGGCTACTTTTTGGGGGGCTACAAAACGCAATATATGGGGTTATGACGATGAAACAAGTATTTGCATAGAGGTACATACATCTGATGATGATACAGTTAACGATGGCAGTTTCAATTTTGAAATCTCTAATTTCGACGATTTCAATACTTAAGAACAGATAAGGCGGTTCACTACACAGTGACCGCCTTATTCTTTTCTCGTCCGTCAGGGAAGTGTGTTGCATCGAACTTCTCTATAGGTTCTAATATCATGTCAGCGAAATATGGAGCATCAGAGCCACCGAAAGATGGAATTAAATCACTAAGATAGCCATATCTACCTTTCCTTCGTTCCTCCTCTGCTTGCGTTACTAGACCTTTCTGCATTATAACAGCGAAAGGAAGTTTGCTGAAATCATAGATACCATCTATCCAGTCGTTAGGGTGCGGATTACACTTGTGCTCCAACTCTCGCTCTCCAGGAGTTGATGGCAACCTACTGCCACCTACTAGGTATCCCATTTGATTTTCGTATGGTTCTAACTTTTTCATAATCTTAATGTTTTGATTTCTGCCGCAAAGTTACGAAAATAATCTGAAAGCGCAATGTTTCCGTTACCATTTTCTTTAATTTTGGTAACAAGAAATTTGGTAACAAAACTTACGGATTGTTACTTTTTACAAAGTTTAACACAGAAATATTCTCATTTCCGTTGGCTTTGTGCAAAAAAGTGTATTTTTGCAGCACTTTTCTTATTATTAAAAATGAGGAACTAAGAACAAATAATAAACAAAAAACAAAAGGAGAAGAATTTATGACTAAAGAGGAAGAAGATGAAGTCCATCGGTTAGTTCAATCAGTCGGTGTTGTACAGTTGTCAAGAGTAATGTTTAAGGACATGGACGTTAGCGAAATGATAAACGTCATTATCCTTGCAGGTAGAGGCTACAGCGTAAAGCTACTCACTTGGTTTAAGTATTATTGTGAAGTGATGCCTCTGTTTATCATGCTTTTTCATATTGCATGCATGGTAACATTTGCGTCTCATGAAA